TCCAAAGAACCCTACAATACGCATGTAGAACAAGCATTCTTTGGCTGTCATATTATTTACTGCTTTTTTCTGCTTTTCATCTTTAAACTTCTGTTCTTGATCATCAATACGTAGATACTTAATAAACCATTCAGCAGAGTATTCGTCCAAATGTCTAATAATAGCTATCGCATACCCAGCACCAATTAAAAACCAAGTTGTAACAAGAATTAGTAATGTAGTCATATTATCTCCAGTTATGGCTAGCAGCCACCTCACCACTTACCGCACTAAGGGGCACGACTCCCTTATCCGTAACAGTTGCAGGTGACGCAACTCGGTCCTACGCGAGTTCTTTAAGTATTCTGCATTTCAGCTTTAAATTTTTTCATATTACGAGTCTTTCTATAAAAGAAAAACACAGATGTTGGGCCTAGAAGAATATCCACAATAAATATCATAGATCTAGCACATCTGAGTAATGTTTTATCATCAAGAGGTGGCAGATCTAACGGTCGAGTTTTATGTATAACGTATAATAGTACATCTTTATTCTTAGAAATATACAGATCATCAACCAAGCTGTAAATAGCAACCACAGACCCAATGACGAACCAAAGAGCAAATGGGGAGATAATCATTTCAGATCCTTTTCATTAATTAGAATATTAGTAAACAGTGGGGTAAATCCCAGGCTCATAGTAGGTCCAAACGTATTCATGGCTACCCATAATTGCATAGTGATCATCCCATCTTTAATCTCTGGATCTTTATATTCTTCTATACGTTTTTTAGCAAAGGCAACTACATCTGGAGTACTACCGTTCTTTACAACATGATCATGCCAAAACTGAGCGTTTTCACTCCGTAAGAATGTTAAAACATCCTTAGTTGCTGGAATCTGCACTGTGCTATTGATGTTTAGTCTTTTCACGTTCTTCTCTCCGACGTTTGCGTTCTTTCATCATATGAGCTGCTACAACTTCATGGTAGTAGTCATTAATGTTATCTTCTGGCAAGAAGTGCTTAATAGTCTCTAGCTGACAAATAACTCGATGAAGATGGTTATTTGGTAGACATAATTTTATACCTGCAACAAATCCAGAGAAGCCTGGAACACTGAACATGGGTTGAGCTTCTACTCTACCTTCAGAGTTGATATTAAGCTCAATTGAGATACCCATTTTCATGCTATAAAGCTGGCAATATTCTCCATTACCAGACCTTGACCAAACAGTAAAATCCTCATCAATTTGATCTTGAATTTCTGTAATAGCAAATTTAATTCTAGGGTCTAAATTATTCATCTTCACCTTCAAAGTCGCAATCATAACGACAAGTAAAAGAACTGGAGCTATTAGTACGTTGAGTGGTTATTTCACCGCGTTTGCTAATAGTAACGGCTGGAGTAGAGAAGTTTTTATTAGTATAGATTTCTACTTTACCATTACGTTCTTTAACATCACGAACTTTACCATACTCGGTAATAATGCCGTTCTGTTGGACTTTAACATTACCATTTTTCATAGAAACTTTGGTAGATGCCAGAGAACCGAAACTAACTGCGGAGATCATCAATGTAATAATAAACTTATTCATCTTCATCCTCCCCACTACAATCACGACATACATCATAATCGTTGAAAGAACGTTCGTGAGCTTCACACCACCAAGAACAAGAATCGCAGAGAAACATTTCGGTTTTCTCTAGTGCTTGACCTAAAAGATCATCAGCTTCCTCAGCAGTAATCTTCAATCCGCACACATCTGCCACACGTTCTTTAATTAAACGACCTGCTTCGTGGTAAGACATACAGGTTCCCGCAACATCATGTTCAAGAACATGAACAGCACAGTCTAGACGAGTTTTCATTTCAAACCTCTCTCATCAATTTATAAACATATTATAGCAAGAAAAGAGAGGTTTAGCAAATGAATTATTTCAGAATTTAGTCATAGCACCACCATAACCCACGTTTACGCATGTCATGATCGCGATTATAATCATAATTTTCTGGATCTTTCATCACGCGGTGGAGTTCTTGACGATTCCCCTGACGAACCATTTTATTAGAATGCCACTTAACATTCTTACTAATGGAATTCCAGTTATAACCATCCTTTTTCTCATTACGAATAGTTGCTTCCTTCATTTCTTTTTTGATGTCATCCCAGGATTTGGCATAAATAACACGAATCCAGTAGCCATTTTCTTTGAGGAAAGAATATTCTTGAGAGAATTGTTCTTTAGACTTCCACCACTGATCACCAGATTGTTTACGATAAGTACGGCTCATATTACCTCCATTAAGTCTTTTAAATTAACCTAATGTGGATGAATTTTATTACACATATATTATGTACCTTTATACAGAAAAACCCCAGACTACTTATTCAATAGCTGGGGTTTGTTATTAATTACAGATCGGGGTGTTCATCTTCGAACGCTACGAAGCCATCAAATTCATCATTTGAAATACCACCAGTATAGGTGATGTCCGCAATCATCGCTTCCATTTTCCTGATCTCCGAGGTTTTCATACCTGCTTTACTATTCTTATAATATTTGCGAGGGTTCCCACACATCCAACAAGAACAGATGCAAGGAGTAGTAGTGATAATACCTAACCGCTTAGGGCTTTCTTCATGTGGGAAGACTGTCCAGTACTTCTTGCGGTTGTTCTTCACACGTTGCCGGTGATGGCGTCTTAATGCTCGATCCACACATTCCTCCTAAAACTTGGGAGATAAACGGAGTTTGCTCGACTACCTTGCGTAGCTGGGAGAAATCGTATCCAAACCCCATTACATCGCCTGAGTAAATGTACGACTAATAACGTCGTTCTGTTGTTCACGAGTCAGTGCATTAAATCGAACAGCGTAGCCAGAGACACGGATGGTCAACTGAGGATATTTTTCAGGATGTTTCTGCGCATCCAAAAGCTGATCACGGCTTAACACATTGACATTTAGGTGCTGACCACCTTCGATTTGAGGGGCGACTTCCACCTTAACTTCACGGAAGGCTTCAGGATCGAATTGTGGTGTGATACCTTCTAGATCTTCAACTAGAACTTTCTGTTTAAGTTCACCATTGTCGGAGTATAGCTGAATAATCTGATTTTCATGAACAAGGTTAATTACGCCAGATTTAAGATTTTGATATGCTTTCATTAGATCTCCCCGATATTAGAATTTGGCTCAGCTATTTATTCTTTATACTTTTCCATAGTATACGGAAACTGTCTTACCAGTTTGGTTCATGACATATGCTACTTCATCTTCTTTTAAAAAGATGGCTTGATCTACTCCAACTATAGCCAATCTTTTATTTCTAGGATTAAAGCTTACACTTTTGCCTGTATGAATCTGTTCCCCATTCTTGGCTGACATTATTTTAATTGTTAACATAGCTGCTCCTAAATTTGGCTATCTCTAGCCCTTTTAATGGTAGTTAGTAGTGGATTTGAACCACTGTAGTCGCTCCGTATGAAGGAGGTGCATAACCACTCTGCCAACTAACTATTATGTTTTACTAGACTAAGTAAGTATTCTTTATACTCTTTAGACCAATTAGCTTTTTTAAACTTTCCTGGACGCATAGTCTTAATTCCTAAATTTGGTACTCCGGGAGGGATTTAAACCCCCGATCTCTCGGTTATCAGCCGAGTGCTTTAGATCGCTAAGCTACCGAAGCATTAACATTTTACAGCAGAACGTTTGCCATTTCTGGGTGCACCTGGAAGTCGTGCACGTTCTGACATTCTTCGCTTAATCTTTGAGATATTTTCTAGTGTTTGTTCTTCAGGCTTAATACCTGAAACACTACACCACTGATTACCATCCCATGCGGTAATGATCATAACACCATTACTCATGATCTTTTCTGTAAAAGTAATCCTCATTATAGCAACTCGTCTAAGCAAGAGGTATATTTAAGTTTACCATCTTTATCTACTTTGATTTCGACTTCCACTCGTGGTACTTGACGAACTACACCATGAATCATCTTATAGTTAATAGACTTAGATGGTTCATAATCTTTTGGAAAGACTTGCTTAACCGTTACTACCTTGTACCCATCACGCGGTGTTAGTACAACTACTTGATCACCTTCTTTGATTTTCCAAGAGCCAGGAAATTCATAAGTATAGCGTTGACCACCAGTTTGGAACACAACAGAAAGATAACGTTTCATTTGGCTTCCCTCTCATTAATTTATATAAATATTATAGCAATAAATAAGAGAGAAAGCAAATGAATTTTTAATAAAGTTTAGTCACTTCATAAACTATACTACGAGATTCTTTATTACGTTCTATTAAATTAGCATATGCTTTTTCAGCTTCATTTTTAGTATTAAAGTCTATAACGTGGGAGGTATTCGCTCTATTTGATTGACTATACCAGATAACTACTAACAGTTTAAACATACTAGTCCTTAAGTTGGTGCTGGGCACAGGATTCGAACCTGCAATGGGATTACTCCTCCTGATTACAAATCAGGTGCATTCAACCATTCTGCCAACCCAGCAGAACCCGTTATTTCAACGGGATTTCTTTTTCAATAACAGGAGACTTATCAGTCATGACTGTCATTGCCATTTGTTGTAGAAATTCAAAGGTGAAGGCTACACGTTCTTCACCAATCTCTACTTCTACACGTTTCTTTTGTTTGTCGATCTTAACTTTTAGGTTATCAGCCATTAGAGATTACAGTACTGGTAGTTGGCAGTATTACAGATGAAGCAACAGTGTTTAAATGCTTTCTCCAGTCTAGGTTAAATTGTTTTCGAAAATCTTCATAAGGTTCTTCCGGATAAAAGCTAAAACCTCCTTTTTCATCATTCAGGATAACAGAGCCGTCAGTTTGTTCGTATGCTCGGTATGTTTCTCCAATAATAATAACTCGTTTATCGGTACTTTTATTACGAAATTCAAAAACGTGCATAACGTTTCCTTAAAGTTGGAGCGGCTAGAGGGAATCGAACCCTACTCAGCGAGGCTTGGAAGGCCTGCGACACAACCCGTGTGCTTAACCGCTTATTGTTTGGCAGGGGATATTGGATTTGAACCAATGATCTCGACTTCAAAGGCCGAAGCTTTAGGCCAGGCTAAGCTAATCCCCAACTGTTTGGCAGAAGGTAGTGGGTTCGAACCACTGATCGGGGTTTCAGAGACCCCAGCCTTAACCGACTTGGCTAACCTTCTTCTTAATACTTTTTGGATCTTTACCTGTTAAGGATTTATAACGTTTACGTAGTCCGTTATCAGATAACCCTAACTCTTTTGATGCTTTAACCCATGAATAGTTTATTACCCAATATTCTATTTGCTCTGCTGTAATATCAGGGCTACTCTTAGGTTTACAGTCAAAACAAGTTTTAGAGGAAGAATTTATTTGTTTATTACAGTAAGGGCATTTATTACCACCTATTGTATGCCCCCTTTCAACTGTAGTTTTTATTCTATGCTCTTCCTTGGTCATGACCACCAGATTATCTAAGGAAAAGTTCAATTTATTCCTATCTTTGTGATCCACTTCTAGTTCAGATTCTAGTGAAGGTAAATCTTTAAATACTCTAGCTAATAATCTATGCAATACAATAGAGACATTCTTACCCTGCTCATAGAACGTTACAAACGGATACCCTGCACTACCTAAGTGATGTGTTAGTAATTTATTACTCTTAGTAGAGTAAACCTCCCCATATGGGGAGATTAAGTATTTGGGATACTCCGGAATTACTTTGAAATTCTCTAATTTCATCTTACTCTACAGGAACCGTGGCGATTGGTTCTGGATCTTCTAAACGTTTGCCTTCATGATCTACTCGAATAACTCCGCATCCCTCGCAAATCACAACAGCACCGTAGCCTTCTTTAACTTCAGCTTCTGTAATCAAACCAGAAAGATCACCAGTATCTCTGCCCCACATATCAATGGAGCATTGTTTGCAGAAATCAGCCATATTTTATTTCCTATTTAAGTTAATTTGGGGTGGCTAGTGGAATTCGAATCCACATAGGCCTGATTCACAATCAGGATCATTAACCAATTATGATATAGCCACAATTGAAAACTCGCAGGGTTAGCGAAACCTTCCTCAATTAGCATGTTCTAGAATACTAATCAAGTTATCTCCTATTGCACGCAGCTCAAGACGAGTACGAATTTTCAATTGTGGCGGCTCTCCGAAACTCTTCTACTCTAGCCTTAGCAGCTTACTCCCGAACGCATGTCGGGAAAGTCTTACTAAGAGCATCAAATAGCACCGTTACACTTTGAGCCATAGATATATCAAGAAGCAGAAGGACTTGAACCTTCACGAGATAGACCATTTATCTCAGCCGCTTTATGAGGTATGTTGCAGGGAGTGGATGTTCCCTATAAACCTTTTAGGCAGCCCCGTCTACCGATTCCGGCATACTTCAAGAATTTTTTATAAACCAGCAGAAGCCTCATTTAAAGCATCAACAATAGCTTCACGTTGGGTCATTCCGTACCCGGTGGAATCTAGGTGTGGCAAATAAGCCATCCATCCCTTATCTGTTTCATGAAGACATGCTTTAAATTTTTTACCATCCTTCATTGTTACAGTAACTGTTTTGCTCATAAGACTTCCTTATAGTTAATTGGCAGAAGATAATGGAGTCGAACCATCACCGTATCGCTACAGCGGGCTGGTTTTCAAGACCAGTTACGTACCACTACGTCCTATCTTCTATTGTTTGGCGGAAGAGGAGAGATTTGAACTCTCAAGCCGTTTTACCAGTCAGCCGCTTTCCAAGCGGTTTTCGTCGCCAATTCGATTTGCTCTTCCAATAATAAGATGATGCCTCTATCACACCAGGCAGTTACGCCTCGCTGGGATTCGAACCCATTAAAACAGCTCAACCGAGATAGTAGGTTTAATTTACTCTGACCATCAAATTTGGTGGGGCTAGGGAGACTCGAACTCCCACGCATTTAAGCTACGGAATCTAAGGCCGTATTGTCTACCAGTTCCAGCATAGCCCCGAATTTGGTGGAGAAAGAGGGAGTTGAACCCTCGTCTTCTGCGTGCAAAGCAGATGTTCTACCATTAAACTATATCCCCAAATTCTTTAGTTTACTAAGGCTATTAGCTCGGCGTAACTACAGCACCTTCGCTTCGAGCGGAAGGAACTGCGTCATCTCGCAAACCCAATACACTATTCAGTTGCCACTGAATCTAGTGGACTAATCTAGAACTTCTCCCGAATCGTAGGGATCGTGCTTTTTGGCAGCCAGTCCTAGGTCGAGCTAATACCTTAGTGAACTAAATTGATGGATACCAGACTAATTTTGCTACGACGTTTATCCTGAGGATCTCTTTTTCGGTAGCTCTGCTAGTGTAGACGTCATACACCTGATATCTAGGCAGCTATTTTCGCATCAATTTATATAAATATTATAACAAGAAATTAAGCATCAAGCAACTGCGTTTTTCTTGAAATTGGTAGATCGCCTGGGACTCGAACCCAGAACCTTCCGATTAAAAGTCGGATGCTACTAAACCTATTGAGCTAGCGATCTATTAGTAACCATTATATACTTCTTTAATAGAGTGAACTTTCAAGTAAGGGTGATTAGTATTAAATTCTACCATTACTTCATCCCAATTTTTACCATAATGAGCAAGTAAGGATTTTGATGTATTCTTACCTAATCGTTTGTCACTTACTACTAATCGAAATACTTTCATTTCGAAATCCTCTATTAAAATGGAAGCGGGTGCAGGGATCGAACCTACCTCTTTCTAGCTTATGAGACTAGCGATCTCTACCAGAGATCTAACCCGCAATTGTTTGGTCAGTGCGGCAGGACTCGAACCTGCGACCCGAAGCATCCAAGGCTCCCACGCTACCAACTGCGCTACGCACTGTTAATTTTTGTTAACTCACTTTATAAAATACATTATACAGATAATTAAGCAGAATAGCAAATGAATTTTTAATAAATTTACTTATTGTGTAGGCCACCTGGAGGCTACCAACCCCACGGCTGACAAAGAAGTTTGCGAGACCTCTCTTAAATGCCAGAATAGACCCGCCAATCTATCGGAACCTACATAATAAGTAAACTTTATAGTGTCATTCTAGACAGGACTCGAACCTGCTATCACTTGTGCGGACTTACGAGAACCATTCTTTCACTCGAGTCGAACGAGCTTCTGCCCTAGCCAAGCTGGTTTCCCCATCAACCACGCTAGAATGTTTGATTGTTTTCAGTGCAAGAGTCCGAGTCTTGGACACGACCGCTTCGCAAGTACATAGGCAGCTTATCATGAGTCAGCACTTCCGAATTGCTAGCTCCGTGTTCTGCACTGAAATTTTGTTAATTTAATAGTAAAGTATTATCTACTTCACCATTAATTGTTCGGCATTCTTCTGGGATTGCTGGGGTGGCCTTGTATTCCCACCACTCAGAACCATCATATTCACCACGTTCTAACCAAGTTCCATCAGTAAACCATACGTTACCGTAAAGCAATTGTCCACCGAAACCAGAATCATATTTAAAGTCTAGATTATTTAGAAAATCTTCAATATCTTTTTCTGTATAACCTACTGGTAATACCCAAACTTCTTTGTCCCCATAATAACCGAATTCTATCTTAATACACTTAACTTCAGAATTAGTATTCTTTAGGGCAAGTAACAACTCTTCTTTAGCATTAATCATAGCGTATTTCTCGTACTAGTTTAGTTTGGTACACCCACTAGGACTTGAACCTAGAACCCTCCGCTTAAGAGGCGGTAGCTCTAACCATTGAGCTATGGATGTATATTTGAAGAATCTCTCGTAAGAATTTCTTCAAATACCCTCTCCTGTGAAAAAGGGATTTGCTTAATTATTGTGGCTAGGGCGCGGTAAAGCAGCTTTCTAGTCGGAAGCCCCAGAGCATATCCGTCTAAAGACCATATGTGACCTCCCCTATCTTTACCTACTCTGTACCCTAATTGTTTGGCGCGACCGATGGGATTCGAACCCACATTCTCTCCCGTGACAGGGGAGTACCATTACCAAGCCAGCCCCGGTCGCATAATTCATTTACTCAGCTTTGAGTTTTTCAATAGCTGCATTAAGTTCCTTAAGAAACTCTTTTCGTACATTAAGACGATTAAGACTTACTAGTATATCATGTTTAAGTTCTTCGATGTATTTCTTCTCCACTTCAATATTGTTGATAGTGCTATCACGATGAACTTCTAGCTGCGCAATTACATTCTTGGACATGCTTGTTTCCTCAGTTATTAATGAAAATGGTATCTGTGGCTGAATTCGATATCAGCAATGATAGCTGGTTGGCTACCGGTTTACTTAACTCTACACAGAATTTGGCGGGCCGTGTAGGATTCGAACCTACGTTGTCTTTCGACATGGATTAACAGTCCACCGCCAAACCGCTTGGCTAACGACCCTAAATTTATATTGCTGACTAGGATTTTCACCTAGACGGAGTTAGCACCGTAGCGTGTAGCGGCATACCTCTCCAAACCGTGCCTCATCTTTCAATTACGGAGACAGTGTTCCTACGCGTGCCTGAATTGATTTAACAATTCTTTCAGCAAATTGGACGACCGCATGAGATTTAAACTCACATAAAAAGGATTTGCAATCCTTCGCCTAAGCCATTCAGCCAACGGTCGATTTATCTTGTTCTGTCATGTTGCTCCCCACAGTTCAATTTATGTAATTATTATACAGAACTTTTGGAAACTAAGCAACTACATTTTTTAAGAATTTGATGCCTTTCTTTTTCTTCTTATATTTCCACGTTAATGGATTCTGTCGATTGTGAACGCTTGAGATCTTCGTCTCGTCAAAGTTCTTCAATATCATGTAATCACAAGATAATTGTTCTAGTGGAATGTGATCACCATCAAAAGCATATACATAAGGCTGTTGACTAGCACGATAATGATAGACTTTGTTAATTCTACGTTTCAGCGACTTATCCGCGCAGTAAATAAAGAAGTTTTCAGGATGCATCAGCAGCTCCTTCAATTTGGTGCACCCTGTTCGTATCGAACGAACCTCTCAAGCTCTTCAGGCAAGCGCTAATCCATCTCAGCTAAAGGTGCAAATTTTGGCAAACCTACTAGGACTCGAACCTAGACCGTACGGTTTTGGAGACCGACATGCTGTCCAGTAACACTCTAGGAATGCAGGAATTGGCGTCCTGTGCGGGGATCGAACCCGCAAATCCTACCTTGAAAGGGTAGTGACTTTACCAGTTTGTCTAACAGGACTTAAATTGGTGGGGAAAGATGGAGTCGAACCACCCGAGTCGCAATGACAACTGATTTACAGTCAGCTCTGCTACCACTTACAGAATATTCCCCCATATTTAGAAGTATTCAAAAAATTCTAATTTAAACACTTTTAAATATGTTTCCAAATTAGATAACTATTATACCAAGTTTTAAGGCACTGAGCAAGTCAAATTTTAAAGAACTTGCTCAGTGCTGTATTAGTTAGTCGAACTTAGGAGTGACAGTTAAGGAGAATGGAAGTTCGAAAACTTCTTCACCCTCATCACTAACAGTAATTACACGACCTTTAAGTTCAGACATTGAAATATCAATATCAGCTTTTGCATCCGGAGCCATGCCAGCTTCAACACATTTAGCTTTAATTTCCGGCAGAAGTTCTACATCGTAGAAATAAAGCCATTCAATCTCACCTTCCCAGCCTTCCCAGGATTTACAGATTGCACTTTCAATACCAGCTGCTATAACACGATTTTGCATTCGTTAACTCCTTCATCAATTTATATAACTATTATATCAGAAATTTAAAGCAAAAGGCAAGTACATTTTTAAAAATTCTATTTGGAGGAGCTAAACTCCAGATTCTTCAGCCAAGTCTAGACTAATAAGAGATATAGCCATAATTGCCGCTCCATGCTCTTTTTCTCCAGTCTCTTTAGCTAGAGTTATAATGTCAAGAAATTGCTTATGAAAATCTGCAACCTCTTGAGTTATACCTGCCTCAGCAATCATGCCTTTAAGCATGAAACGTTGTGCTGTAATTTCAGGATTAGCCATGTTGTTTCTCCAGTTTCATCTTTAATAGTCTACAAATAAAATCAATGTCTTCATCCGTGCCTAGATCTCTGTCTTCAAGAGTTGCCTTGAAGTTTTTAGTCAATTCCATGAGGATAACTTCCCTAGAACGACGTGTTGGCGGAGGTGGATGTCTATACATCTTATTTCCTTAATTTGGTAGGGGTGGTGGGATTCGAACCCACAAAACCTGAATTTTAAGTCCAGTACCTATGCCAATTCGATTACACCCCCGTGTAATCAGTTTATTAGTTGATACATATTATAGCCTAGTGAAAACCCTACTACTAGTCCCACAAACCAACCAATATAATAATCTTTTAGTTTCACAGGTATTATCCTCTTTCAATATCTAGAGAAATACCACAGTTAGGATTAATACCTGTACCCTTGCAATTTGGGCAAACCCATATATTGCAAAAAGTATCTCCTGCTTCTGCATCAGAACTTTCACCAATTCCCCTACACTCAGGGCAGGCACACTTTTCTAGCTCTTGCTTGAGTTCTTGAAACTTGGACATATAGTCTCCTTAGTCAATTACTTTTGAGGCTTCAAGGTAGTCGATATAGTGTACGTTTTCTACCGTAATCATATAATCTGCCACTTTATCCATAGCTTGGGCTTCAGAGGTAGCTCTGGCTAGCCTATATCCTTTTTTATATTCATCCGGGTATTCTCTATCTTGAATAAACACAACATAAACTATATACAGATCCATTTGTGACCTCTATTTAATTGGTGGCTCCCCGAGGATTCGAACCTACGTACCTTCCGGTTATGAGCCGGGTGCTCATACCATATGAGCTTGAGAACCAAAATCTGGCGGAAGAAGTGGGAATCGAACCCACAAGGCTATATTTCAAACCGACAGATTAGCAATCTGCTGCAATACCGTTATGCTATTCTTCCGAGTTTATAAGATATATTATATTAGAAATTTAGCTTCATAGCAAGAAAATTTTTCAAGTTTTCGGTAGACATCTCATCCACATCTACGGGAGAAACAAAGCCGTTTAATTTTCTAGCAAATTTTTCACCCGCAGGATCATTATCCCCGACAGCTACCAATTTAAAGGGTAGTAATTTCAGTTGCTTTAATAACGCTTTTCCTGGAGAAGAACCCAACATTGCTAGGGCTGGATAACCAGCATTATGTAATGCAACTGCCTTAAATACAGATTCAGCAATCAATACTACTTTTTCATCTCCATTGAGAGTTTCTAGTCCCCATACACACTGTGTAGTGGAGTAGGTAAAATATTTAGCCTCAAAAGGGCACTTACCATGCCCTTTTGGAGCAGAAGGATTATACGTCTGATAGCCCCGCAACATCCCAGAGAAGTCATACAATGGGACTGTTAGCCATCCTTCCGGACTTAACCAGCAATGATATTTATCTGTATCAAATCCTCTAGATAAGAGGTGCTGTGTTAGCTCATCAACATTCATATCTGGTTCCTCTCTCAAATTTATAGATATATTATACAGAGAATTTAGCATTCAAGCAATCAAATTTTTTAACTTTTTATAGGAAAATCATAGGGCACTTAAGGGTAGCAGATAAGTGGTGAGGACCAAAATTTGTGCCCCCACTAAAAATCCGGGGGCAATTTTTAAAGACCCCTTGACATTTTCGCTGGGGTAGTGTAAAGTATATGTTATGGATGAGTGATCAAAGAGACACACATTTTCTATATACTAGGAGGTGTCAAAAAATGACAGAAGAAGTAGCTAAGAGTCCTGAGACCGTCGCTAGCGTTGCAGCAGAACTGCACCGTCACGAGGAATCAGATAAGAAAAAGTGGGAGAAGGTCAGAGCCTACGAAGAAAAACATCGTGAACACGATGATGAAGAAGATGATGATGAACATTGTCATAAATATGGAAAACATAAAATGCAAGAACCAGTAAACGTATTCACTAGTGGCTTCCCTGGCCTACTGGGTGGTTACCCAGCAAACGCAAGTGCTTTCGGTGGTGAAGGTATGGGACTATTCGGAGCTATCCTAATCGGTGCTCTATTAACAGGCGGATTCGGTGGTTTCGGTGGATTCGGTGGACGTGGTGTAGTTGGTGAAGGTACCGCAGTTGATGCAGTACTTCAGAACCAAGATACCGCTAGTATTCTAGCAGCTATTAACACTACTCGTACAGAAGCTAACCAGGGTACTGGGGCTGTTTTAAGCGCAGTTAACAATGGTTTTAGCCAGACATCCCAAAACCAGAGCCGTGATACTCAGTCTGTACTAACTACGATCTATGGTACAGGTGCTAATCTGTCTAATCAGATCTGCCAGGAAACTCGCAACGTTATTCAGGGTCAGTTCGATCTTTCTCGCCAGATTGATCAATCTTTCGCAGCTAACCAGATAGCTCGTGCACAAGATAAGTTTGATTCTGCACAGATCGCTTTCCAGCAGACTTTACAAACTAATAACCAGTTTGCCGCTGTTCAGGCTCAGATGTGTGCTAACCAGAACTCTCTGGAACGTCAGATCGCTGAATGTTGCTGTGAACTTCAGACTGCGATCGCTGGTGTAACTACTGCACGTATCCAGGATGAGTTAGACGCATGTCGCCTACGTGAAGCAATCGCTGCGGGTAGTGGTGCTAACGGTCAGGTAATTAATCAAATCGCTTTAAGTCTTGGTGCTATCACTCAGACTCTGGCTGGTCTGCAGGCTAAACTGCCGGCTTAATATTAAGGGGAGGAGCCCATTATGAGTAAATATGGTTTTGTAAATAACGGACTTAATCAAAGTATGGGCTCCCAGCAGCCCATTCCGGGTCTGGATAATCCCTACTTACAACAGTTGCAACAGCGTTTAGCAGAAGCGCAACAGATGCAGCAACAACTCCAGCAAAATCCTGGAAGTGTGAGTCCTATGCAAATGATGCAGCAAATGAGCGGGCAGTCGCAAATGCCTCAACAAATGCAGCAACAGATGCCACAGCAGCAAGTTCAGCAACAAACCCAACAACCGCAGGTTTCTGCGGAAGGACAGGCAGTACTAGCCCTTTTCGAAGACTTCGCAAAGACAGAGGATGGGAAGCAGCTTGTATCACTTATGGGTAAGTTTAATAGCTTCTGCCAAAGCCAAATTGCAAAAGCTCAAAATAGTGGTAATAACTCCTAAGGAGGAATTATGTGTTGCAGAAAATCTGTTTCGTGCTGCCCAATGCCTGTAGCACGTTGTTGCTCTCCAGCAATGTTTACGCAAATACCGGCGTTCAATCCGTTTGCCTTTAAGCCTACTCTTATCCTGCCCCCTAGAGTAGATTTTCAGTCAAGATTGGCCTCCCGTATGGGTGGTTGCTGTAACAAGAGTATATGGTTCTAAAGAACCAAACAATAAAGCCCCTAGTCGAAAGACTTAGGGGCTTTTTCTTTTTCCTTAAATACAGAAAAGCCCGCGCTCTCGGAGGAAACGCGGGCTTGGTTCGAAGATTACGTGTAACTATTACTTGTTACGCATATCCATAATCATTTGACCATCATAGCCAGTGCCAACTACAGTCTGAGGTACACCACCTTGATATTTCTGAGCACGAATCATCTCAACTTCCAGTTGTTTCCAACGAATCATCTCAGGAGTAATGGTACGTTGCAGTGCGGCGTTAGCTTCAGCTTCTTTCTTAGCTGCGTACAGTTTAGCATCTGCGTCACGTTCATTAGCGATAGCTTGGTTGTTGCGAGCTTCACGATCAGCTTCTGCTTGTTTAACTTTCTGCTGAGCTTCTTGTTCAACACGAGCAAGCTCAGCTTTCGCAGCATTAACTTGCTCTTCACGAACTTTGGTATTCTGTACCTGTTCCATGATTACCGGTGGCAAAGTAATATCCTGAAGGAACACCTGCTTAACTGTGTAACCATATGGGCGCGCATACTCTTCAACTTCCTGTTGAATTGCGGTTTGCAATTGAGCCTGAATTTTAGCATCAAATAAATCTTGTGCTTTAGGTACAGACTTACCAAACTCACGAATAGTAGACAGTAATTTTTCAGTTACATATTTGTCTAATGCTTGATCCTGAGTACCTGCATTAATACGGTTAATCGGTGCCTTAGAACCATCAAACTGCAACATAACAGTCAGGTCAACAGTGGATTTAAACTTATCCTGACTAGGGACCTGAAGTTTATCTAATTTTAGAGCAATATCTTTAGTACTAAAAGTATCGAAAGAAGCAAAAGGATTTACAATATGAAAGCCGGGTAATACTGGGCTAGGGTCAACTTTACCCAGGAAAGTCTGGGTTTTAACAGTACCGTCTTGAACAACAGTGTAAGAGTTAAGAGCCAGAACTAAACCTACCAAACCAACTGCAGCCCCAATACCCCAACGTTTGATATTACGCATTAATTTTTGCTCATAAGTCAGTTCTTTAGTGTTTTTAGTAGCAAACATATATTTCCTTTGTTTTAGTTACAGTTAATAAAATTGGCCGAGGTGACAGGATTCGAACCTGCATAAAGGAATTTAGAAGACTCCTGCCTCTCCCTTAGACTACACCCCGTTTAAGTATTTTTAAGAACTCTCGTAAAAACTCTTAAAAATACAGACGATACCGGGAGAGTCATAAGTCTCACTCATTAAGTATTTCAAGACAAAATACGGTAACGTCTATTATTTTCCAGTTTAAGTCAGGGTGACTTAGTGGTTATGTCCTGCGGTATATTGAGGACTCGGTTAGGCTTGGGGTCATGACTTCCCGCCTTTTGCTGCTACTCAACAGGAATTATCGCGAATTACCTGTGCTATTGTGCACCATTAGTGACATCTCTCATGTCAGCATTTCCCACTTTGTGGATAGCTTGAAAAACTACTCCGATATGGAGAAAGAACTTCACTATCCTAGAATACCTTCTAAAGTTCTTCTTTAGTCTGGACATAGTTAAATCGTAATAAAACTATTCAGCAGACTGGTTGGTTAGTCTGGAACCAACTACCGCGTGGTTTAGGCAGTGCGCAACTAACCTCGGAAGCTTTTACATTAAAAGCACCAGTTATCCAGTTCTTACCGACCGTAGGATTCGAACCTACATCTTCCACCAGTTACGGCTTGATAATACCAATTATACTAGGACGGCAGTGTTACTACATAAGTGATTTCCACACCCCACTATTTATAAATTAGAGAAGAGTTTAGGGGAGAGGTTTCAGACGCCTCATTTTACACGTTCTAGCCACTAACCGGGATTGCCGCCCCCTGTGTACTAGTTTTACAACTAACCCACCGACTCTATTCAATGCGCTCCGGTTGGGATTCTGCACTCAGCGTAATCGGCTCGCTGTTCCCTAATTTATGAATATAGTATACAGAATTTAAAGGCATTTAGCAAATAAATTTTTAATTAAATTCGCCAGCAATCTGAGCAGCAGTACCACCATCATAACGCCCAGGAAATTCTTCCTTAATCGCTTTCATCAGCATACCTTTTGTAATTCCAGGGTTTAGCTTAACTAATTCTGCAAAGTATTTACGAATCTCAGTATCAGATAACTGAGGGGGCAGATACTCCTGCAACCACTTATTTAGAATGTATTCATACTGAGCAGACTGCAAGCTATAACTATCAAGATCTTGACCATGAAGTTTAGCTTTCATCTGGTTAATGCTTTTTAGTTGAGCTTTGAGATAAGACACAAACTGTTCAGAAGTGATGAAATCTTTATCAATACGCTGAAGATCCCCGATTATGGTCTGATAGCTTTTAGCGATTTCTTTATCAGAACCATTAAACTTAGAATCCTGCAAAGCTCTGCGCAAAACATCTAAAATATTTTCTTCCATTATTTCATTCCTAACGCCTGGTTAAAAGATTGTTCTGTCATAACTGCTGAGACTTTGGCGAAATCAAACTTTTTAGGGTTTGTAGTGATTTCAGCAACGTTAGAAGTTTTAACAGTTTTCGTAGTACGAATACCGCGGGTGTTAACACCAATAATTACAACTGATTTCATATTTTGCTTCCTCTCATTAATTTATGGAAGTATTATACGGAAATTTAAGTATTTAAGCAAGTAAATTTTTAAGTTTTAGTGACAACAGGTTTATAGAATGTATGTCCCTTAATCTTAGTTGTTTTCTTAAATTTCTTTGTCCAGTAAGGTTTATCTTTACCACTATGGAAGTATAGTGCTCCATATGTAGGATCTTGTGGTAAATCAACGTAGTATATCACTCTAGCTAAATTCTTAGCGGTTTGCCAAGCCTCATCAGTTTTATCAACTTTTGGTCTCTTAGATACCCAAGAGAACTGGTTAGACTGATATACTACTTTACAGTAGGAATCTGGGAATTTACCGGAGTTTACACGGTTTTTAGTAACATGTGCAATCGCCGTCATTCCCTTTATGCCCTCACCACGACTCTCGAAATAGATATTTTTAGCAATGCAATCTATTTCTTTTGCATCATGCGATGCCTGACTACTAAAGCTGAAGGTAAGGGCAGCTACTAAAAGCAAAGCTGCCTTCATTCTTTTTACTCCTGCCAATCATATTCAACACGATTGGGATTTTCTTTATACCCTAAGTCAAGCAAATCATTACGCATATTTTGCTTAGCTACTGGGTTCGAGGTTACTAGTACCACTTTCTTTGGTCTCTGCCCAAATTCTAAGAGTAAACGAAGAATTTGATAACCTTCCATACCATCTACAGCCAAGTCATTATCCATATAAACGAAATGGCCTGTGGTATCAGTTTTATTCAGAAACTCTACAGCGGCTTCTGGGGTTCGAATGATAATGTCCATTCCGTGAAGATTACGCACATCATCAATCAAAATATGAAAAGTCATAATAGCCTCGTTTCATCAATTTAAAAATATATTATACATATAATTTAGTAGATTAGCAAATACATTTTTAAATTGTGAAACTAGTAAACCGATAAACAGCCTAGAGGCGCCACAGGCCATATCTTATGAGCCATGTACCTTTGATCTAGGGTTTGAATCATCAACGAATACTTTGCATCTTTTAGCTTTAGAAGTTTAGAAGTTTGAGTTCTTTAAACTTTTCAGCTTTCATACTTAAATGTTGATCTTTGAAGTTGTGTCGGTAATATCAACGACGCTTTGTTCTTACGTGTCAGCTTAAAAGGCTGGTGTAATAAACATAATCTCCAATAGATTATACTTTATAGTATGGTCAGCGGTCTTATTTAACCTCGTATTTCAACCGCTACTGCGAGGTAAGATGCTTGGGCTTTCGTCTACCGATTTACTAGCTTTTAAATTATTACTCTACTTCAATGAAGGTAGAGGCGTTAGACTCGGACAGAACAAAGTCAACATTTGTTGCAAAGTCCTGGTATTCCTCGTCATGCTGCTTAATCAGCTTCTCCAGTTCCAGCGGATCAATCAAGAATGGAGTATTCTTGAGTTCCAGCAGGTTGAGCTGCATTTTAACTTCATCTTCGGAAGTTTTCTTATCGCGGGTAGCCATGCTATCCTGCAAACGCTCATATTTAGCATCAAACTGTGCTTTCTGCGTATTAAACTTAACCGTAGCGGCATGGAACTGCTTACGCATATTAGCCAGCAGTTGGGCTTTAAGTTCCATAGAACGCTTAGCTTCAATTGCTTCCGCAACAGTCATTTTACGAGAACCGATCTCAACTACTGTTTCCGCATTGCTCTTAATCAGAGCAGCTTTGATACGATCACGCTGGGACATCATATCCAGGAGAGATTGGAAATCTGCCTTAATACGAGCAGACAGATCGTCTACTTCGATTGCAGCGCCAACTACAACCTTATTTTTATCTTTACCTTCACCAACAGCGATCAGGAGTTGTTGTTCAGTAGCTTTACGGATTTTAGCTTCCAGAGATTTGATAGTTGCCAGAGCGCGAGTTTTAGAGATACGAGTAGTCATTATTTGCTTCCTTATATGAAGTTTGAGATTTGAATTTATTTAAATTTGGTCTATTACAGACCAATTGCCAGCAGAGTGCGCAGAACAGTATCATTACTGTTATCAATTTTAGGATTAGCACGATTTAGCAGATCAAAGATTTTCTGGATACCTGATTGACGTTCAGCCATACGACGGATACCCAGATTACGAGTAGCTTTCTTACCATTTTTACGAACATTTTTAGATACTGGCATATTTGTTTTCCTTTTATTGTTTTCTCAAATTTATGAATATATTATACAGAATTTTGGAGCCGGAAGCAAATCAAATTTTCATTTTTTCGATCATAGCTGCAACACAATAGCTCTCAACTAAGGCATCAAATGCTGGGTCGTGCTTAACCGGGTAGATCCCATAACGAATAGTGTCCATCTTCTCCATTTTAGCTATTGCCCAGCTAATACCTTCGGTCTCTAGAGCCTTATAACTGTATCCAGCTTGCATCCAGAGATTACGAAGAGATCGAACATTACCCAAATTCCAGAATTTCCACGGAACTACCTCTTCATTGGTTCCAGCATGGAATGTGTTTGCAGAGTAGATAGTCATATCAAACTCTGGGCCATTACCATAATACAAAGCATTTTCGCCTAGAGCCAACTCCATAATATTTTGAGCCATAGAGTAGGCAGCATAGTTTGAGCCTAATTTATTAGTGCAATGATGTTTACCATTTTGGAAGGCAATCAGTTTTGGATTACGTTCCTTCATAGCTTCCATAATGTGAATAGCAGATGGGCTATGTTTAGCTTGATCCATCCAGAATGCTAGAGTAGATGCTGTAACTTTGGCACCAGAATTAAGCTGATCCTGCACATCCAAAGTAACAAATACTAGATCAGGGTCTTTATCAATTCCATGCATAGCCACAAAAGCGAATGAAGGCATTGCGATATGAGTAGTACCACAATCTCCTGGAGTTCCCAGAGATTCGATATCTAGCATACCAAATGGTTTTACTTTCATAACTTATCCTTTATTGTGTAGAAAACTATTAAAGAGCTGTCTCTTTAATAGACTCCCACTTCTTGGGGTCTTTAAAACCAGGAAGCATATCCTCACTGACATCCCAGTTCTCTTCCATATAGAGGTCATCTAAGTCTAACTCATCCACTGCTAGATCCATTACCTCATGACTAGAAAGTCGTGTATAATCCCTAGCGGACTTATGAGTGCTAGCACGGTTAAAATCGTTCTTTGCTACAAAATTATGCATAGTTTCTCCAAATAAGAGGGGCTTTCGCCCCCTGATTTAAATCACTTGCCCAGCAGTTTAAGGATATTTTCCATAATAGTTTGGGCAGATTTTTCACTCTTGTTGGTTTCAGCCAACTTTAAAGCGAGTTCTTCCTGCTGTTTCTGAATATCAGCTGCGATTTTTTGATCAGCCTCAATACGAGCTTGAAGCTCATCAGTGATAGTGGTAAAGGAAGCAACGATTTCAGTAACAGAACGTGGTTTCTTAGAGAACATAAAAAATATCCTTGATTAGTTAGAGAATTAGTAGATTGTAGGGGCTTCTGCCCCTATTTATCTATTACTTCGCTTTACGCTTGCGAGCTGGTTTAGCAGATTTACGAGCAGAATCACCCGTGAACTTAATGCCTACACCGTAACACAGAGCACGAACATTATCTTTAATATACTCTACGCCAAAGATATTTGGCTTAACAGAACCAAACTGTCCACGAGTATCACGCAGTACATCTGCTGTTGGTTTACGCTTCTGGTTAACTGCCTTCTCATAGTCTTTCATAGACATACCATTACGAGGGAACAGTTCAGCCCCAGCGTTGAAGCTCAGGGAAACTGGGACAGATTTGTGGCCGTAATTTTCTACATACATAACCATTTTGTAGGATTTACGGGTGGCATTTTTAGCTTTAGGCTTCTGACGAATCGGAGCCGGACTATTCAGTGCTTGCGCAGCCTGAGCATCGGTAGGATGCTTACGCAGGTGGCGTTCCAGACGAGCTTTGCGATTAGCCTCGGTCTGTGGGAAAGTTTTAACTGCCGGAGCTGCTTGAGTTTTTGCGTTTTTCTGCTTAGCCATTATTTATTTTCCTTTTTGTTTATCAATTTATGAAGTATATTATACGAGAATTTGAAGCGTTTAGCAAATGAATTTTTTAAAAATTATCTACCAACCATCTTAGCTTGTTCGGCATCTGAGACATATTGATACGCTCCTTTATTATACGCCGGAGCAGTACACATTTTCTTACGCTCAATCTCTTCTTGAGCTTTTCTTTCGCGTTCAGCTAATTCTTCGTCCAGATAAACTAAACGTTGTTCTGGAGGAGGTGGAAGACGTGTTTCTGGCTCACCAATATTAGCCTCTCTTATTTGACGAGGTGATTGTGCACGTTTTCTCAATGGTTTAAATCCTAATGAATTTGAGTTATAAATCCGCATAAAGCCCTCCTCACTTTCAATACGAATATTATACTAAATTAGAGGGCTTTAAGCAAGAAAATTTTTTAATTTATTTATCACATCTCAGCCATTTCAGCTTCAGTAATAACTGTGTTACACAATGCATCTACGGCTTCATTACCACTAATACCAGAATGTCCTTTAACCTTAATAAAGGTGGGGTTAGTATTATGAAAGTTAATATACTGCTGTGTTAACTTAAATGCTTCTTGCCAAAGTTCTAGATTAAGAGGAACTTCACCATCTGCTTTCTTCCAGCCTTTCCTTTGCCAAGAAAACATCCAACTTTCCATGCCATTTTTGCAATAAGCAGAGTCAGTATAGATAGCAATTGGTCTATTATCTTTTTTAACAGACCAACGTAGAGCTTCTACAATAGCTGTGAGTTCCATCTCATTATTTGTAGTTTTAGGATTATAACCAGATTTAGAACCTAAACGATCGTCGTTATCATCATAGACAATAAAACCCCAAGAACCTGGACCTGGGTTAGACTTACAAGCACCATCTGTGTAAATGTGGAAAACGCTCACTTATTAAGTTCCTCTACTGGTGGGTAATAGTTGGTATAGAAATCTTCTATAACTGCTTCGCTACCATGAAGTGTTTTTCTTAGTTCATTAGCCTTTATGACCGCACTTTCTAGGTCTAAGTAGTCAAAAACACCCCCGTAAATATTTTTACCATTATTATCAATCACCTGTACTTGCCATTTCTGTAGTTGTTTGTTCCAGTGTACACCTAGATATCCAGATTTACTCGATGCGGTACAATTTCTATTATTAGACTGGCTTGTAGCTTCTCTTAGATTTATCCACCTATTATCTGACCTAATTCTATTTTTGTGGTCTATTAAATCAGGTATTGATCCTGTCATGTATAGAAAGGCTAACCTATGTGCTAAATAATCTATTTTATCTATCTTAATAGTTATATAGCCATCTTTTCTTAGGTATCCAGCGGGCGAACCTGCTTTTCCTCCCCTACCACGACTCACCTTATTAGTAAATATACCAGTATCTGGATCATAGATTAGTATTTCTTTTAATCTTTCTTGGCTAGGTAACTTTTTACTCATCTAACCATCCTATGTCTATACTAAGTAATGCTTTTATTCCTGTAATACCTGTACCATAAGTGTTATATCGAATAGCACTTCTGCTCTTTACTTCAAGTATATTTTCATACTCTGTATTTTCTAGAATTTCTGTAGATATACCTAAATATCCTAATTGATCTTCCTCGTCCCAACCCATATCTTCTAGAAGATTTAGACGTAACTCTACCTTCTCATCTCCATTTCCTACAGAGTAGTAGTCTTCTAAAGTCCTGAATTTAGAAGTGATAGAGTCTAGTATTAATAATACCTGTTCCTTAGTAATAGTTTCTTTATCACCCTGCAAGTAATTGGAGTAATTCAGAAGGGCTTGTTCTAATTCAATTTCTTTACTCATTTTATTATCCTTTTGTACTTATTGAGTATATTATATTTGAAATTGTACTCAATAAGCAAGTACAATTTCAAATATAATAGCCCCGAAGGGCTACTTAAGTTAAGAGGACATCTTAGCTTTAAGAGCTGGATGTGGATCATATCCTTCCAGCTTGAAAGACCAGGCCGCAGTATTATTCTCTAATAAATCATAAAGATCTACAAATTCTGGCATTACTAGAGTTGGCAAAGGACGTGGTTTACGTTTCAATTGCTCCTCTACTTGCTCTATATGATCACTATAAATATGTGTATCTCCACCACTAAAAATGAGATAACGAGGTTTTAATCCAGTCAGTTTTGCTAGGATATGTGTTAGTAAAGCATAACTAGCAATATTGAAAGGTAGACCTAGAAAACAGTCTACAGAACGTTGTGTCCATTTAAGATCTAAGTATCCATCATTACTTACGTAACATTGGAAACCATAGTGACATGGTGGTAATGCCATCTTATCCAGTTCAGCTACGTTCCATGCAGATACTAGGTGTCTACGACCATGTGGATTATTCTTGAGACCCTCAATGAGTTCTAGGATCTGATCTCGTCCACCAAAGTTGCGCCATTGTTTACCATATACTGGCCCCAGATTACCTCTGTCATAACCCATGCTTATGGCTTGGTCTTCATAATTTGGAGTCCAGATAGTCCACTGTCCTTCGTCACGCCCAAATGTGAATACTCGTAGATCATGGAGATTTGTAGATCCAGATAAAAACCATAGGAGTTCTCCAACTACCGATTTCCAAGCTAGACGTTTAGTGGTTACAGCTGGAAATCCTTCACGTAGGTCGAACTTAGCATAGGAATCGAAAATCGAAACTGTGCCTGTCCCCGTACGATCGTTACGTGGTTCACCTAGTAAAATTACATCTGTTAGAATTTTTAAATATTGTTGCATTAATAAGTAACCAATTCCTGTACAAATCGCAGGCTGTTATCACTGTTTGCGCCAGTTGCGTAAACTAAACGAGTAGATTCATAGTTGTAATCTAGAATCGTATTATCCAGATGTACATCTGCCTCTAGTTTTTGAGTACTAAAGATCGTGGATACAAAAGCACTTTCAATATGTCCATGAATATACATTTCGTACAGTAATGTTGCACCACCTAAAACCACTGTCTGTTGATCTTTTAAGAATGTAGGTAATGTATCCCCAATCTTTGAAATTGGGGTATAGATACCCTGTTTAATCTCATCAGGCAGAGGACGATCCGCACGAATAAAGAGGTCGGATTCTCCAATCATACGTTGCCGAACAACTTCTGGAAGTGCTAAATAAGTACCCGCACCAATGATGATGTTATCTGGGTTCAACACGTCCAGTTGAGAATAGAAAGCATCTAGTTCTTCTTTGAAGGAACCCCATGGAAGTTTACCTCGGAGGCCGAACTCCCCATTCGGCCCAACTGCATACATTGCTGTAATCATAAGAAATCTCCAAATTCATTACCCAGATCTTTCAGAGTATCAGTAGAGGTTTCGGTGACTTGACCTACACGATATGCTGCACCAATCTGGATTTCTTGTGGAGCAGGCTGTAAAGAAGTGGTATCCAACCAGTTCATGATCCACGGAATAGGGTTTTTGGTGATTACTGGTAAATGACTAGGCCATTCTACACCGATGTGCATAAATGCATTACGTCCCACAAAATACAGATATTCTTCTAGAAGTTCTGCATTTAAACCAATCAGACTACGACCTTTGAAAATGAAATGACCCCACTCAATTTCAGTTTTCAGAGTTTTCAGAAGCTGTGCGGGTGCTTTAGCCAATGCTTCATCCACCAGATCTTTGTCAAACTGCTGGAACATAATCTGGATGATTGCTTTAGACATCTGAGTGTGTAGAGCTTCATCTTTAGCGATTAGTTGTAGGTTTTTAGCAATACCTTGCAGAATATCGTTCTCTGCTAATGCAAAGGTACATGCAAAGGATGCGTAAAACTGCATTGCTTCCAGACCGTAGATTGCAAAGTAAGCATCTAATAGCTTAGCCTGAGTTTCACGTTTAACTTCAGGAAACTCGGTTTCTGGGTAAGTATTATCGCCACGATGATCACGTACTGCTAGGAAATACTGACCTAACTGATATAGCTCATCAAATAGCTCAACAGAATCAGCGATGCGTGCGAATGCTTCCTGGTTTTTGGTTACAGAATCAATAAATTCTGCTGGATCAGTCAGCACATTACGAATAATATTACTATATGCACGGCTATGCAGATCTTCGAAGTAGCTCCACTGCTTGAGCATACCTTCCAATTCTGGACGACTTACAAGTGGCATAATAGCTGCTTCAGGAGCACGACTGATAAAGGAGTCAGTTTGGGTTTGCCATGCTAAGTTCAGGAGTGTAATTTCCTGAATTTCACGTGGGAGATTGGGCCATTGTTTCTTATCTGCTTCCAGACTGATTTCAGTTTCAGTCCAAAATTGAGAGCGTTGCAGAAGTGCCAGACGTTCTAGTTCTGGATGTGCTACACGTACATAATCTGCGATACCGAGAGAATCTCCCAGGAAAAGGTCAGCGTTAGTATGGTCCCAATTCAGGTTTAGTAAAGTAGTCATTGATTTTCCTCTTTCTCACTATTTCAGGAATATTATAGCAAATCTGGTAGCGATTAGCAAGTAAAATTTCAAAGAAAAAGGAGACCCGAAGATCTCCTTGTTTTTATTAAATAGTACAACCACCGGATGCACAACCTGCTGCTTCTTCTCCAGCACCCCCACCATTTGCGGTATTGAAGTTAGCATAATACCAAGTTTTCCACCCATACTTAACAGCAGTCATGAAATCACGAACTACTACTGGGCCAGGAATAATTTCATTCTCAAACTTGGTGTAGTCATAGTACATATTCGTACTGATAGACTGACTGAAGAATTTCTGCATAGTTGCTACCCATTTGATCCACTCGATACGATCTACATCATAAGCCAATTTATAGCTCATTAACGTTTCCCAATCGGTTGCACCTGGAGCAATTGCAATTACTTTATTTACTGCACTACCTTTAATAGATACAATCTTACGAGGCGGTTCGATAGAGTTAGTAACTCCTAGCAGAACAGAAGAACTTTCTCCGGGCATCTGAGCAGTCAGAACAGAGTTACGCATACCATATTTCAGAATATCTGCACGCAGAGACTCCCAATCCATTTCTAGACCTACGGATACCAGTTCATCAACAGTTTTCTTGTACGTGTCGATTACCAGGATTCCTTTAGATGGTTTAGTACGATCAAACCACTCACATGCACCCTGTTCCTTAGCCAGGCGTACAGAGGCTTTATGCAGGAAGTAAGACAGTTTTTCAGCCTCACGGTGGATCCAGTTACGAGCTTCAATACCTTCGTAAGCCAGACCTTCTGCTGCCATTGCACCTGCTGCGTTCATTAGGCCAATACCAACATTACGACGTTTCTTAGCCGTATACTCCATAGTTGGGAACGGATAATCCTGAATTTCAATAATTGTATCAACGAATTTCAGAAGGATGTAGCAAGTTTTTTCCCACTCAGCTAGAGATTCCATGCGTCCAAGTACAACACCACCTAAGTTACACAGAGATACTTCACCAATATCCTCCGGCTTCATTTGATCAAGCTGCTCTTTTGTCTTATACAGCTCTGTGATATGATGGAACGGGCGTGTAGGCTGAGTAATTTCAACACAAAGGTTTGTCATGCGGATCGGATCAAGGAAGTTACCGTGACGATTAGATTCCCCGATGTGATGAGCATACATACGTCCTGTTTCCATTCGGATACGTAGCCAAGTATCTAGGATTTCTTTTGCAGAGACTTTAGGAGCTGCAGGAACTGTTTTTCCTTCGTGGTCGATCTTTGTAAGAGATGCCACACGTTTCTCCGCTGCCACGTAGATTTCTTCAAATTTAGCCTCGTCATCACTATAAAACGCTTCATGAACTTCTGGAGCATAGAAGTATGAAATTAGCGTAATATCTTCGTTTTTAAGATAACGTTTTAACAAAAGATTGTTAAAGCTCAGAGAATAGTCCATCTTATCGATTTTATTCTCATCTGTAGCACGTTGTTGCTTAACCTGCATCAATTGAATGATTTCAGGGTCGAAGTATGGATAAGACACTGTAGCAGAACCACCACGAGTTTGCTGAGTATTGGCCTTTACTGAGCGGTCAATGTGTCGATAATATGGCAGTTTTCCGGAATGCGGGAATGCCCCATTTCGCACCGGATCAGCAATTGATCGGCTTTCAAGATGATACCCGATTCCCGCTCTGGCTGCGACCATTTTGAAGACGATGTGCTCGGCGGTGTCGATTGAATCCAACGTGTCAGTGGAATCCACGAGGCAGCAACTAGCAAATCCACGGTCACTAGAGCGCAGACCAACCAGTGGCGGCGTAGGAACGTTAATTTTGTGGAGCGACATTGCGTTGTAGAGATCGATTGCATCTAGAATTGTCCAGTTAGGTTGAGATAGCATCGCCATTGCCATACCCATGTAGGCAAACTGCGGAGTTTCATAAATTTCACCAGTGGCTATGTTACGGCGGGAATACTTATCAAAGAACTGCTTCAGCCCACCACTAGTAAAAAGACGGTCACGATCATGGTCGATAACCTGATTCAGAGCTTCAAATTGCTCATCGGTAATCCATGCACTCATGTCTTCCCATGCACCTACGCTAACCATATGGTCATGGAAGAAGCGTAGAGAAGGTGGTTCGAAAGAATCATAAAGGCGTTTACGCATTTGCGCAAGACGTAATTCCTTTGCTGGCACATCATATGCTGGATTATCTTTAATAAGACTTTCAGCAGCTTTAATTAATGCATCCATCAGAGTGTCGGAATCTACAACCCCTTTAGGCAGAGTTTTTTGAGCAGCCATAGTAATGGCTGACCAACTTACATCAACTGTTTTGCAACCATACTCTGCCCAACCATTGATTTTTTCAGGAGCAAAGTCTTCTACAGTACCGTCACGTTTAATTACTTTTTCAATGCGATGGCTCATTTGGCTTTCCTTTTTATAGTTATCAGGATTTAAGGAATATTCTACATTATTATTGGTCATTAGGCAAATAAAATTTTCTGATAGAAAAGGCCCGAGTATTTTCATACCCAGGCCCTGTATATTACCAGTCTAGCTTTTTAGCTTATTCAATTACTTTAGCTCTAGCTACTTCTTTTAATAGAATATCTATGGAGGTGCTCAGCTCGTTATAATTGAATGGTTTATTTGGATTTGAGGTTACAATTTTCCACGCTAGGGTTGTCTTAGGACTTTCTTCTCCTTCCTTACGTGTAATAATATTAGCAGCACTCAGTGAAGTACGATGTATTTTAGTTTTACGGCTCAGATGAACGACGTTTCCCATATTACACCTTCCCCATGTCTTTAAAAATATCATAGAATGCTTTAGACTCGACAGAACGAACGTTATCAATCAATTCGATCATTGAGAATGGGGCATTTTCGTATTTCTCATAGACTTCCATAAGGAGTGCTAGACCTGAGTCACCTTTAATGTCTTTCTGAGCTATATCTCCGCAGATAATTAAACGGCAGTCTTGTCCTACACGAGTTAGGAGACAAATCATTGCCTCAACGGAAATATTCTGAGCTTCATCGACAATTACATAGGAGTTGTTGAAAGTTCTGCCACGAGCATGTTCTACAGCCAAAAATTTAATTTTCTGACGTTCGACATATCCTTTATATGCATGATCGCCGATGGCCCATTTCATACCATCAGCTATTGGCTCCAACCAAGGCTCTAGCTTTTCCGCTAGATCACCAGGAAGCATACCAAGAGACTTACCCAGAGGTTCATTAGGACGTACGAGGATCACTTGCTCAATATCTGAGTGAAGGTCTACGAGTTCCTGAGCTGCAAGAACGGACGGAATAAAGGTTTTACCAGTACCTGGCTCACCGATACCCACAGTCACTGTGTTGTTCTTGATCATATTGATATATGATTTTTGCTCGCGGTTTTTACCTACTAGGGATTTAGCAACTGGATTAGCGTAATCATTAGAAAAATCAGCCTGAATTACGTTATTCTCATACTTGTTGCCACGCTTTCTTGAACCATTGCGGTTCTCTCTTTTTTGACGTGCTTTTCCCATAAATAACACTCCTATAGTGTACTTCGCTAACAGAGGATCAACAAAAAGATCTTGTTTATCAACTTACAAATATATTATACCAATATATACAGTAAAAAGCAACTACAATTTTAAATAAGCCTATGATATTGCATTTAAATAAAAAATTTGCTTGCTTTTAACGTGAGATGTGTGATACTAGATAATCATTTTATATCGCGTACACGAGTGCGTGATTATACAATTTTTAATAGAGATTGGCAAATAAAATTTTTTGACTCAGATCATGTTACAGAACTTTATAGTAAAATATTGTTGACATCCGCCCTCGAATGAGTTATAATAGTAGTCTTAGTTAGAGAAGGAGAGTATAATGAATCGCAATGAAGAACTAAAATATAAAGAAATGCAGGCGTTAATTAGAAACTGCAAAGAGATTATCGAAGGGTCAGCAGACGAAGAGCTGCTGTTTAATAATGCCAATAAACCCTCAGAACGTTTTCCTACACAAAGGGATATGCTTGCAGGTGAGTTGAGTAAGTATCTGATTCTAGAAGAAATGCCAATTCAGATTCGAAATGCTCATATGATTGGGGATATTCATTTCCATGATGCTGATTATGCTGCATTAGGCATGACTAACTGTTGCCTGGTAGCTCTGGAAGATATGTTAAAGAATGGTATGAAGGTTGGTAATGCTGAAATTAGCACTCCAAACTCTATCACTACTGCGGCGGCTATCACTGCTCAGATTATCACTCAAGTTAGCTCCCATCAGTATGGTGGTACTTCTGTAGATCGCCTTGATGAAGTATTAGCCCCTTATGTTCGTAAATCATATGATAAAAATCATGCGTTTGCAAAACGTTGGACTAAGGATGAAGCCAAAGCATCCGTAATGGCTACGGAGATGACTGAAAAAGAAGTCTATGACGCTTGTCAGGGTTTAGAATATGAAATCAATACCATGTTCAACTCTAATGGTCAGAGTCCATTTATTACCTTTGGTTTTGGTCTAGGAACTTCTTGGGAAGCACGTCTAGTACAGAAAGCAATACTGAAAGTACGCATGGATGGTTTAGGTATCAATAAACGTACAGCTATCTTCCCGAAACTGGTATTTGTACTTCGTGATGGCGTAAATATGAAACCAGGAGATGTTAATTATGACATCAAGAAGTTAGCTATGAAATGTACTGCTGAACGTATGTATCCAGATTATATCAGCTATGACAAGGTTGTAGAAGTTACTGGAGACTACAAAGTTTCTATGGGCTGCCGTTCATTCCTAGCTGCTACAGAAGATGGTGAAACTGCCGGCCGTAATAACTTAGGTGTTGTTTCTGTAAACTTGCCTAGAATTGCTATCGAAGCTGAGGGAAATATTGACCTATTCTTTGATTTGCTTGAGCTACGTGTGGATACAGCGTTAAAAGCATTGGAGTGGAGAGTTGATCGCTTAAAATACATTCAAGCTAAAGCTGCACCTATCCTCTATATGTCAGGAGCCTTTGGGTTACGCTTGGAGCCTGATGAGTATGTATTCGATCATTTCTATAACCGTGCTTCTGTATCTCTAGGGTATATTGGTTGCCATGAAATGCTACAGTTTATGTTTGGCAAAGATGTAGACACAATGTCCGAGACCTGCATCAAGTTTGTTCAGCGTGTATTGCAGTACATGCGGGATAGAGTCGATCAGAAGAAGGAAGAAACTAAGTTAGGTTATAGCCTGTATGCTACACCATCAGAATCCCTATGTGACCGTTTTTGTCGTCTAGACCGTGAATATTTCCCAGAGCATGAAGATATTCTGTCCAAAGGATACTACACTAACTCGCACCACCTTGATGTAGAACGTAAAGTTGCTCCCAATGTGAAATTTGATTATGAATCTAACTTTACTCCGATTGCTTCTGGTGGGTGCATTTCCTATGTAGAACTACCGGATATGAAACGATTCCCAGATGCACTGGAATGGGTTATTAATTATGCTGCTAGTAAGGTTCATTACTTCGGTATTAATACCCCAGTGGATTCTTGTGGTAAATGTGGATTCTTAGGTGAAACAATAGCATCCGAAGATGGATTTAAGTGCCCTATCTGTGGTAATCATGACCCCGAAACTCTTGAAGTAACTCGTCGAGTTTGTGGGTATCTTGGAAATCCGGGTGCTCGTCCATTTAACCCCGGCAAACAGCACGAGGTTATGGGCAGAGTGAAACATCAGGATATTCGAGCTAAATAAGCTAATCAGCCGGGTTGCTAGTCGACCTGGCTTTTATTTTATTTGCTTTCAGCCAAAAATTTATATATAATAGATTTATAAATTTGAGAGGAGAAAGATATGGAATTAAAACCCTATATAGTTGAATCTACATGTGGTAGTTTCCATCTGGGTGTGGATGATATTGCTGAGGCTGTCTTTGCTGCCACAGGTGATTACTCGCATATAGAGGGTGTTGCATACCCTACCATTATTGGCGATTGGGTGGGAACAAATCTAGATGTATCGCCTTATAACCCATATTGCTTGTTTGATGAAGATAGAGATGAAGTAAAATGTAATCTTGAATTTGTGTATAATAGAGTGTTAAAAGTATACCAACGTAGCCCCAATGGGTACGAAGATATTACTTGGAGTATTAAACAGTATCTTAAAGATATATACTCTAGTTTTTCTGACGAAGACCTAGAAACAGTTGCAGTGGAGTTTAATAATGACTAAGAATGTGAAACATCTTAAATATCGCTTAATTTACAATGGACGTATGGAAACAGAAGATCTGGCCCAATTAGCTATTAATTCTAATGAGGTTACAGTGCGTGCGCTGGCAATTGAAAAGTTGCGTGCCTCTTATGAAAATCGTGTTATGGAACTAGAGGAGAAACTTTATGGCATTCTCGAAGCCGATGCTACCAGATAAGGGTTTAAACGCTGCTTTGGAAAACGCATTAATGCAGCACTGGGAAACTGGCTATAAGGATGGTGTTGAATCCTGTGCTACTATGCTAGAAGTTATTGCTAATACCTTAATGGAGAAAGGCAATAAAGAATTAGCTGAGCTATTAGACAGTATTGGGCAAAATTTCAGAGAACAGGTGAAAAATGCGTAGATTAATTATTATTAGCGGTGCGGGTTTGAGTGTTGAAAGTGGTGTACGAGCTTTTCGTACTGATACTGCTAGTGGTAAAGCATTGTGGGATGATTATGATCTAGAAGAAGTATGTAATATTCATGCCTTTCGTGGTAACTTCTATCATAAAACCCATATGTTTTACAACAAGCGTCGTGAAGAGCTAAAAACTGTTGAACCCAATCTTGCGCATTTGCGTATTGGTGAATGGTATAAACAATATCCAGGTCAGGTAGTAAACTTGACTACCAACGTTGATGACCTTATTGAGCGTGCTGGCGTTCCAAATAGTGACATTCTGCACATTCACGGATATTTAAAAGAGGTTGTTGTAGCTGATAGCTACAATAGTAGCAATAAACGGATTATTGATGTAGGATACAATTCTATTGATCCAGATGATTATAAATGGGTTAAACCTAATGTAATCTTCTTTGGGGAGCATGCTCCAGCGTATGCAGAAATGTACAATGTTTTTGATGGTATTACCAGTCAAGATATGATCATTGTGGTTGGTTGCTCTAACCAAGTAATTAACTTCTACTGGGAATTATTTCCTGTTCTTAATTTGAATGCTGCCAAACTAATGGTAGTTAACTACTATGATAGTGCCCTCGCAGCGGAACCGGGCTATCAAGGTATGACTCGTAGTGAGATGTACCAACTGGAAGAACGTGGTATCCCTTACTGGAGTAAAGGTGCGGTAGATGCTTTTAGTGACCCTGATTTTATTGCTCGTGTAGAAGCTCATTTAGAGGGTAGACCTTATGTGTCGAGAAGCAAGGGAAACAGATATGTCCATAGTTAAACCTGTGTATACACATCCTGATGATATATTTGTATGGGCGGACGGTAGTTGGTGCTATCGCTGTGAGCTGTGGGAAATGGATTATAAATCCGATGACTATGGTGTTATATATGTTGATACGGTTGAGTATGATACGTTCTTAGAAAGGAACAAAAATGGAAATAAGTAATACTCCAATTATTTTTCTAGACATTGATGGGGTGCTCAATTCGAGCATCTCCCACCATCATGCACCTGATAATGAAAAGATTTTCTTTGGAAGTGACTGGGTTTTCAAACCCCTTCTCAAGGCTTTTCAGGATTTTATTCGTCCTTCTCCGATAATGATTGTTGGAGTATCCTCATGGTTCTCTGTCAGGAATGAGATGGAGAACGTTCAGATTATGACCGGATTAGGTCTTATCGATCGTTTTCTTGGTACAACGGATTTTACTGGGGGTGGATTATCTAGAGGTAATTCTGTTCTTCGTTTCGTTGAAAAGCATAAGCTCAAACATTGGTGTGTGCTTGATGATGCTGGTGCTATGATGTATCAGTATCCAACGGTTATAGTCAACGGTAGGACTGGGATAAATCTTCAAGATTTAAAAGCTGTTAGCTATATGCTAGAATTTAGCCCAGATCTTGAAATGTGTAAATCCTTACAACAATTTAAGGTGTAAATATGTTCAATAATGTATTCTCTAAAGAAGCTAACCCAATTTTGGTTAACTTTTGGCGTACCCTCCCGGCTAGCCTGTATAATGAGGCTATTAACTCTTTGAAAATATGGTGTGAGAATAACGAAATCTCCTTTGCTTTTAAAGATGATATTGATGAGGCCCCTTGTATTGGTTTAATTGTTCAGGTAGAGGAGGGTCTTGAAGAGATTGTCGGCTGGAAAGAGTTAGATGAAATGGGCTTAGTTTTTGCATTAAACTATAAGCTGTTTATGCCTGCTAAGCATCGCCTCGTTGTTAACTATAAAACTAGTGAATCTCCTGGTTTTCAGGTTAATGAACGTTATGGTTGGTCTTACTCACCGGAAGAAGTAAATGAGGGGATTCAGAAACTTCGACGTTTCGGGTATATGATCCCAGGTTTAACTGCTTAAGGAGGCAAAATGGAACAAGTATATTGGCGTCAGATTGACCCTAGTTTGGTAAAGCGTGCGGAAAAGCTGCTACAACGTTGGTTGGGAGTAAGACAAGCCTCCTTCACTTTTCCGGAGCAGCAAACGGATGATCCCTGCATTGGCGTTTTCCTGTCTGGGTATGCCGGGGAATGGGAGATGGACTGGAATGAATTGTCCGCTATGGGTTTAATTGTTGCCCTAAATTTCTCTTTGTTCCATCCACGTGGTTTTGCCATATGTCGTGTGCCGGATGATGGCTGTTCGCCACATCTTTTACAGGTGGAAGACGATATTTGGGAGTACACTCCAGGTATTCTCAAAGAAGCTAAAGAACAGTTAAACAGTGTTGGGATCTATGTTCCGGGATTAAATGATGAATAAAGAATATTGGGTATGTTATGGTAAAATTAAAAAGTGGAATAAGGGTCAACTTTCAGCTAAGCAAGTAAAATTTATGGCAAGATATTTGACTGATCCCACTTTCGATATTAAAAAGTTAAGTAGCTCAAACCGCGCTATTATACTTAAATTTGCTAGTACTATTCGTGGTCTTTTTTATGATTAATCCGTATAACCGAGTCATTTTGACTCGGTTTTCTCTATGCTCAAAGACACTGATAGCACCTTTGGGAAAAATTTACTTGCATGATGCCCAAAATCTTGATATAATATTTATATTGAATTGAGAGACATTAGTAAAAATTGATTTTGCTAATTTTTCTTGTTTACAATCCGCGATACGGAACAGTTAGGCTGCCCCATTAAGGGTTGTTTTAACTGTTACGTGTTAGTTTTTAAACAAATAGTTAATAGAATACTTAGCGATCTGCGTCCCATAGGAACCCTGGTAAGGCCTCGAAGCAACCTAGTATGAGGTGGTTGTGAAGTGAGATGGGAGGAGTGAAAAACTACCGAGACGTGATTCTGTAAGTTATATTGCATCTAGTATGAGCTAGTACATGAAGCATTAGGTGAGCAAATCTGGCTTAGCGGCCATCCTCAAGGATTTGTGCGGTATAATGAGGCAGCAGCGCAGCGTGAAAGTGGAAGTTGCCACCCCACTTCAGTATTTGCGATTAATTGTTGAGAAATTGACAGTAACAGTTGTTCTATTCTTTCTGAATAGTCCTAAAGAAAACTTATTTCATTTCCAACACAGGAGTATTGTTGTGTTCTCAATCCTACAAGGTCATGCAGGATTTCATCGCGATTTAGCCACTGGCATTTGGCGAGAAGTTAAAGCAGAAGACTATCTTTTTGCTAAAAGATTTTCCTCAAAGCATCCTGAAGGTAAACCAGCTTCAATGCCCTTCAAGTTTGATGTAATTGATGAAATTGATCCTCAAACCCTAGTAGAAATGCTCCCCCTTATGAGACGTTTAACGTCTGACCCTCATATCGTTGCGGTACGAGGACGATGTCTTGCACCCAAAAATAATGTGCGACGTAAGAAGGGCAACTTTAATGTATCTAACCCAAGTCATATAATTGCAATGGACGTGGATGGTATTGTAGATACAGGTGGTTGTAACAAGTTTGATCTTGTTGGCATGGCTCGACATATTATTAGGATGTTAAATAGTATTAGTGAGGATATGTTTCCTCTTGATGCAGGGTTTATTGCTCATGCATCGTCTTCGGCTGGGCTAAAACCAGGTATCCGAATGCACTTAATACTAGAATCTAATGTTAAAGTAACTCAGGGTCAAATCAAATTCTTATTTACATCTATCAACGAAAGTAGTAGACAAAAGTATGGCTTTGATATTGCCGACTTAGCTTATTACTCTTCCGTACAGCTCCATTATTTTGCAGATCCGTTGTTTACCGATGGTATAGTAGATCCGTTTAAAGCGGAGGGTGCTTCACGTCTGGTATTTGTTAAGGGTTCTAAAGTAAATTTACCCAATAATCTGGTTGACTATGAAACAACTAGAGGTGAGTTTAAAGAAGAGTTCTACTCTTTACTCGACCAAATTAAGGGTAAAAAAGCTGCCTCTGATAAAGTAGAAGAAACTATCAGCGAACTAGAAGAAGCTGAGGATGGAGTGTATCTACGTATTATTCCTAAACTCTATCACAGGGCTTTGGAGGATGGTGTTGATTTTGCATGGTTAGAAAAAGAAATCCGTCCAGCCTTATCAGAATATATTGCAACTAAAGATAATAGTCGTAATATTCAAGACTACTTTAATAATGGTCGTAAACAGGCTCTAAAAGCGTTTGTTAATAATTCTAAACGTGATATACCGGATGTTTTAAAAGGTATTCCACTTAAAAAGCTAGAAACTAACTCTTTAGAGACTGATAACTTCTTGAAATTAAATACTGTACCACCAGAAGGTTATATGACTTTTGTAAAAGCAAGTTTAGGTACAGGTAAAACTACAGCGGTTGTGCGTTGGTTAGATTCAGGAGTTATTAAAGGTAATTTCTTAGCAATTACCAATACTCGAGCACTGGTATCTTCAAATGCTAAGAAATTTAGTGCAGGACAATATGATAAGTCTGTAGATATGCTTAATTTTAAGCGTGGTGCTATTGACCGTATGTCCACAACTATTCACTCTTTGCATAAGTTCAAGAGTTTTATTGGTCAAATCGATGCAATCTTTATCGATGAATGTGATGCTGTAATGAATGACCTATTGTTCGCCCCTGTTGTTAAACAACGTCGTGAATGTATTCAGGTTCTTCGGGATATTCTTGCAACTGCAAAAATCATTATATTATCTGATGGTGATATTAGTGCAGAAACAATTGAAGCATATGGTTCTTTGATTGAGTTTGATAAACCGGTTGCATTTTATAATCATCACCGTAAAATGCTGTCAAAAGCTCATGCTTACGAGTTCCCTGACGAATCCAGTATTTGGGTTGCACTTCAGACTTCTCTAGAGATGGGTGAGAAATCTATTCTGGTATCTGACTGTGGGCCGGATGAACTGAATGAGAAGGGCATGGCGTTGCGTCGTAATACGGGTGCATTAGTTAAGGAAATCCACTCAAACTCTACGTCTGATGTAGATATTAGACGTATTCTGGATTACACAACTAATGAGCTAATTGACCAACAAATTGATTGCTTATTATGTAGTCCATCCGTAACGAGTGGTGTTGACTTTAACTATTTTGATAACGTATTCGTTATCACTAGAACTAGTAACCAAGCGCCAAACATGCGTTTCCAAGCAATCAGGCGCGACCGTGGTGCTCAGAACATTTATTATTTTATTGATAAATCTACGAGTGGATTCTCCGCAGGTTCTGAGCAATATAACATTGATGAAGGTTGGCTGGAGTTAGCACAGCAATTATACGCACGTCGAAGAGAGCTGGAATCTAGGAACTATACTAGTACTTTACGTTATTATTTGCTTGATCAAGGTGCAACTATTGATATTTTCAGTGAAAGCTGGGGAACTATCGAAGGTGCAGGAAAAGAGTATACGGAAGAGCGAATCAAAGCTATATTGTATTCAACTCCTGATTATTGTGCTCCACGTCATGCAGATGCGTATGAAGCTAAACTACTTCTTGTTCGCTATTATCATCTTGAATCTATTAAAGATGTAACAGTTGAGCATGTTGAACAATATATCAAGGATAAACCGAATGATCGAGCAGCATTCTTCCATAAAATGCACGAGATGTTCTGGGAAGATATTAAGAAGTGTTCAAATGTCACTATCAAACCATTCATAGAAGCTCTGAAAGGTAAGAAGAAAGATTTCTTCCTTAAAACAGGTCAGAGTGCTAACCCAAAATATGCCAGAATGTATCTTGGTATGATGGGTATTGGTAAGGATATGAACACGGAGAATATTGTAGACTGGTACAGAACTTATTGTAAAATCGAGTGTATGCCAATCCCGTATAAGTTTATGACTGATGAGGAGAAACATATGCATGATGAAGCAATGGCAGAGCTAGGTGCTAGAAATGACAGTGAAGAATAAAAAATGGGAAACAAGGAAGTTCCCAGTAAAAGAACGTAAAGTTCCTGTTTACGACACTTCGGAAAAGCTATGTAGGGTGGTACCACATAGATTAGCTGGCATCCCTAACATATCCGAGTGGTTACTTAAACAACGGAAAACAAACGTGTCTCTTCGCATCGGCTTTGAGTTAGATAAAGTCTATGCTGAACTTGCTTCTTTGCTCAAGGAATCGTAAAAATTTATTTGCATAGTGCAAAAAATTTCTGTATAATAGATTCATAAATTTGAGAGAGGAGTTTAAATATGGCTGGTTCTCGTAGAAAGAAACATATCCATGAAATCCCTGATGAAGTCTTTAAAAAGGTTATAGAGCATCTGGGGAACGGTGGTACTAAGAAAGCAGCATGTGAAATGCTCGGCGTATCATCTAATCCAACTATGGAAAGGATGATTGAAGAATGGCAAGACCGCCAGATTCAAGTTGCCGAAATGAAGAAAAAGAAACGTGGCACACTTATTGAAGGCATCGAGCTAGCTAACGTTATTGAGCAGTATTTGTCTGGTGATTCTTTTGAAGAGATTGCCGATCGTAATTATCGCTCTGTAGCAATGGTTAAATCTGTTCTGGAACGATATGGTGCTCTACTTCGTTTGAACGATATTGTAGATCCATTGAATCCTCCGATTATTCCTGATGATGCTGTAGCAGAAGAATTTGCAGTTGGTGAGCTTGTTTGGGTTCCTGGATACCAGTGTATCGGTGAAATCAAAAAAGCAATGGATAATCCTGTTGGTTGCTACCGTGTATGGCTTCTATCAGAAGGCAAACAACAGAACGTCCATTATATGAATTACGAGCTGGCCTCTGTTAAACATCTGGAAAAGCTAGGGGTTGACGTAAAGTCTCTGGGATATAAATGGACTCGTGAAGAAATTATTACGTTGATTAACGAAGCTGTTAAGGCTGCCCTGAAACTTGATAAAGAAAAAGGAAAACGCCGTGAGTAAGCTAACTGATTTGCTTAAAGATGGGGAAGTAAAAACTCTGTACCGTAGAAGCTGGGATAATGATAATAATGGCTTAGTATTACTAACTCTAGATGCTGATTTGGATGTAGTTACCCAACATACCTGGGTAGCTGGTAACTATCCGTATAGCGAGGTTGTAGCATTAACAGTATGCGAAGCTATTGCGGACGATTGGGAGGTTTCCAGCATCGATGATATGCTCGCTGTTGGCCTAGTGGAGTAACTACTGAAAAATTTCAGTTGCTTAATCCTATAATTCTTGATATAATATTCTCATAGTTTGAAAGAACTATTCTGTTTAATTCTTAATTAAGGAAATATAAAATATGACTACTCCAACTCAGTGGACTGATGAACTGTTCGAAAAAATGTCTTCCGAATACGTTGCTCGTATGGAGCAATTCCCAGAGGATGAACGTCCGGGTGTTAGCATGGAAATTGTTAGCGAAATTGCCCAAGAAAATGGTGTAACTCCGAACGGTTTTCGTATGAAGCTGACTAAAGCAGGTTTGTATATCAAGAAAGCTGCTGGCTCTGCTTCTAAATCTAGCGCATCTACAGGAGAAAAAGCTTCTGGTGGTTCTCGTACTTCCAAAGCCCAAGCTCATGCCGACCTTCGTTCAGCATTCTCTGATGCTGGCCTAGCACCAGATTTTCTGGATGATGCAATTATCGACAAACTGACCGGTAAAGCGGCTGCTCATCTGGCAGAAGCAATCCGAGCTATCACTAAGTAATAAGGAGATTATACATGAACAAGCAAGAAATTATCTCCGCATGTGAAGCTCATAACGAGTTCTATCTTCATTACGAGAAATTACGCCAAAAAGGTACTACGTACCTTCAAGGTACTATGGATTTTTCTGATAAGTACCTTAGTAAACGATTTGCCCAGGAGCGTATTCGTCAACCAAAAGACGACGAGATTCTAGTATTTAGTCGTACTAATGATAGCTTCCGTTTTATTCCTGTAAATAAGGTGAAACGTATTACTTCATTGTCTAGTGAACTCGATAGAGCTACGCCAGTAGGCAAAAAATAATAAAGAAAAGGAGAGCTTCGGCTCTCCTTTGTTGTATATGGGTTATAGTGAAAAAGTTAACAGCAAAGCAAATAAATAAAGAATTAGAGCCGCGAGGTTTTAGTATAGTAAGTGAGTGGATTAATATAAGGACACCCGCCATATTTAAGTGCTCAAAAGGTCACCAATGGAGGGCATACCTAAACAACATAAGAAAAGGTAGTGGTTGTCCACACTGTAGTAATAAAGCTAAGCTTACTATAGAGCAAATAAATCAACAATTAGCCAATAGAGGTATAAAACTTGTATCCACGTATATCAATGCCCATAGTCAAGCAGTATTCGAGTGCGAAGAAGGACATAGGTGGACTAGTAGCGTGGATAAGATTAAAAATGCAGGAAGATCTTGTCCTATCTGTATAGCTACAAGCTATTTGTATATATTTTATAGCCAGCAGCTTGGAACAAAAATAGGAACATCTAAAAGTCCAGAGAGAAGACTTTTAGAGATCAAAAAAGATTCTAATCTAGAGGACTTGAGTGCATATGGAGTATACTCTTGTGAGGGGTCAGCATATAATCTAGAAAATAAAGCACATAGATTCTTTAGTGCTACACAGATATTTACAGAATCAATATTTGACGGTTCTACTGAGTTTTTCAATATTCAACCAGAGGAGGCAGAGGAATATCTCCTAAGTCAGGGAGCAATAAAATGTCAGGAGATAATGTAAATCAGGATTATGTTGGACATGTAGATGATCAGTCCATAGTTATCTGGGAAAGAGAAGATGGCCAACAGGTTAGGCTAACTGTATCTGAGTTTAGGGGGAATCTATACTTAGGAATTAGGTACTGGCTCCAAGATATAGAAGGTGAATGGTTTCCAACAAAAAGTGGATTCAGTATGCCCTACACTCTAGAAACAACATCTCATTTATTTAAGGCATTTACTAAAATATTATCTAATAGTGAGGTTTTATTAGAAGTAGAAAAAGAAGCTAAACGCCTGGCGGAAAAAGAATAAATGTATTTGCTTTCAACTCAGTTTTGTTATATAATATTTATATAAATTGATGAGAGATACAAATAAATGACTAATGTAAAAGACTTTATTAAACGTTGTCAAGAAGCATATTACCAGGGAATGTCTTTAATCTCTGACGAAGAATATGATCGTCTGATTAAAAGATTTCCGTTAGAAGAAGAGATCGGGCCTAAGGGTGATATTCCACATCTGTATCGTATGTATTCTTTACAGAAAGTTTATTATAATCGTGGAGATAAACCCCCATTTAACCCGTTAGGTCAGGTAGAAACTGATAAGTTAGATGGTTGTGCGATTTCTCTGTTATATATTAATGGCGAATTTGTTCAAGCACTAACTCGTGGCAATGGTATTCTAGGGAATGATGTCACAAGCAACGTAAGATTGCTGAACATCCCCAAAAAGATTTCCCAAAAAGTACCTACTCAAATCACTGGTGAAGTTCTAATTACAAAAGAAGTAGAAAATAAACGTAACTTTGCCTCTGGTGCTATTAACCTCAAAGATAGCGATGATTTCGTACAACGTATCGGAGAAGGTGGTTTAATCTTCGTTGCATATGGTATCCAGTGTTCTGCTGAATCTGTAGGTATTACAGAAACGTATTTAAAAGATATGCTTTGGCTAGAGAATGAGAACTTCTTAACAGTTGTTAATGTGCGTTCCTTCTTTAAATGGATTCCGACGGATGGTAAAGTTGTTCGTATTAATGACAACAACAAATTCTTCCGAGAAGGCTGGACTAATAAATTCCCTCGTGGAGCATTCGCTATTAAAGAGGATGAAGAAGGCGAGATTACAACTCTTACTAAAGTTGAATGGCAGGTAGGGGCTTCTGGTAAAGTAACTCCAGTTGGTTATTTCGAACCGGTAATTATTGATGATGCTACAATTGTTAAGGCGACTCTTAATAACGTTGATTATATTAACTCTCTTGATCTAGAGATCGGTTGCCAGATTCGAGTGATTCGTGCCGGTGGTGTAATCCCGTGCATAGTAGAGCGAGTATACGATTAATACATAACCCTTTGCTACCCATCCACCATATCGGAATTATAAAGTGGTTATTGACATTTTCGCCGCTTAGGTATATACTATTATCATTCAGTTGAGGGATAGAAAGTTATGGCGAGGGTAAGCAAAGTTAGTTAAAATTGTAGTTGCTAAATGCTTAAATACTTGCTATAATATTTATATAAATTGATAAGGAAGAAATTTGATGAAAATCGAAATTCCAACACAATGTCCCTCTTGTGGTTCTAAGCTAGATCTTGTCAACGGACAATTATTCTGTCGGAATAAGTCCAACTGTCCAGCGCAATCAAGTAAGTTAATTGAGAACTTCTGTACAAAAATGAAGTTAAAGGGCTTTGGCCCAAAAACTATTGAGAAGCTGGAGCTGACGAAGATTTCAGAACTATTTTACCTAACCGAAGAAGATTTGGTTAGAGCCGTGGGTAGCAAGGTTGCCGCTAAGTTAATTAGCGAATTAAATACTAAAGTTCGCGGAGACATTGACTTTGGTTCAGTTCTCGGTTCTTTAGGAATCCCTCTAATAGGAGAGGTTGCAGCAAAGAAATTATCCCAAAATTGCACTAGCTTCCACGATGTGAAGGCTGACGGCAAGGCTGGAGAAAATTATAAAGCCTGGCTAAATTCCCCACAAGGCAGGGATGTTATCGAACTACCGTGGAAATTTTCAACCGGTATTAAGGGCACTAAAGCTAATATCATCATTACAGATGAATTAGTTGCCCAGCCAAATGGAATCGCGGTATGTATTACCGGATCTTTGCAAGATTTTGCAAATAGAACGGATGCAACAAACTATTTAGAAGGTCTAGGATATACGGTTAAGAAATCCGTTACCAAAGACGTCAAATACCTGATCTGTGAGGATGAATCAAAACGTTCTTCCTCATCTTATAAGAAAGCCGAAACGAATGGGATAGAAATCCTGTCGATTAAAGAACTATTGGAGAAAAATAATAATGTCTAAACTGAACTGGAACGTAGAAGGTGTAACCGAGTCTCTGAAAGCAAAAGCCACTGCTCTGGGTGTTTCTGTAATCTCTCAAGAACAAGTAGCTGCTATCGCTGCTGAACTGGCTGCTGAAACTGGCAAAGATGTTACTGCCCGCTCTGTTGGCTCTAAACTGCGTAAAGAAGGTTTTGAAGTACAGAAAGCTAACGAAGTACAGAAATCCCCGTGGACTCCTGAGCAGGAAGCTGAACTGGTTGATTTCCTGAACGCTCATGCTGGTCAGTATACCTATGCTGAAATCGCTGCTGCTGTAGCTGGTGGCCAGTTCGGTGCTAAACAGGTACAGGGTAAGATTCTGAGCCTGGAAATGACCGCTTCTGTTAAGCCAACCGAAAAAGCTGCTGCTGTTCGTTCCTTCACTCCGGATGAAGAAACTGATTTTGTTAATCAGGTTGTTGCTGGTGCTACTATTGAAGCTATCGCTGCTCACTTCGGTCGTAATATCAAGCAGATCCGTGGTAAAGCTCTGAGCCTGCTTCGTGAAGGTCGTATCGCGGCTATGCCGGTACAGGAAACTTCAAGTGCTAAAACTCGTGAAGATCTGTTAGAAGGTCTGGATCTGGTTAACATGACTGTTGCTGAGATCGCTGAGAAAACTGGTAAATCTGAGCGCGGTGTTAAATCTATGCTGTCTCGTCGTGGTCTGGTTGCTAAGGACTATGATGGTGCCGCTAAGCGTGCTAAACTGGATGCAAAAGCTGCGGCTGTTGAATAATCTGGTAAATTAAACCTAAGGGGAGGGGGCTATGCTCCTTCCCCTTTTTGCATTTAGAAGGCACGAAAGCGTGCAAAGGAGAATGACCTTGTTTAACGTGCAAGCTGTAGTGTTGAAGATGCTTCTAGCTTCCGAACAGAAGCAAATAGCATTGGAAACATTCTCAAAACTGCATAAAGATCATTTTAATGACGCTTTCTCCTCAATTTACCAAGCCGTCCAGAATTATTATAAAAAATATAACACAATGCCGTCCATTGACGCACTTATGCTTGAAGCTAATAGGAACGCCCGCCTTTCTCAAGCTCTAGTCGTCTTAGCTAACACTCAAATTCCAGAAGTGAGCATGGAACAGGCACTTGAAGTCCTAGAAGCCGAGTATACGCAGGATTTATTCTTGAAGCTTCTAGAAACAGACGTGCTTCAAGATTTAACAATGCTGGATCAGGGAGAAATTCTCAACCGAGTTGCCTCCCTTCACTTAAAATTAGAAGAGAAAGTAACGAATACTGGAAAAGTATTCAACGCAGATAACATGCGTATTTTCCAGAGAGAAGAAGATACCAAACTGAACTTAATCGCTCTTGGTATTTGTAATGAGTTCGACGCTCAAATTGGTTTAGCTCGCACAGAAACGTTACTGCTTGGTGGTTGGCGTGGTACTGGTAAATCCATTATCTGTTCAAACATACAGGTTCAGCAATATTTGAATGGAGATATTGCTCCATACTTCTCAATTGAGATGAAAGAACATGAAGTATTTAGACGTAATCTAGCCATGTTAGCTGGTGTATCAGCACTAGCAATGCGTAATAATACTCTAGAAGGTGCAGCTCTGTTGAGATTAGCCAGAACTAGAGCTAGAATGTTTAATGGTGGTGAAGAGCTTTTCGATAACTTCGTTAAACAGTATACAATGGCTAAGATGAGTGATTTCTACGATATGGAGAGTAAGCTAATAGAAGGGTATGAACTACATACTCCTATGATTATTGTTTATGATCCTGAACTGTCCATTACAACAGTTGACGTAGAATTAAATAAGTTAGTTGCTAGATATGGTGATAAAGTTACAGTAGCTTTACTTGATTATATTAACCAAACCCGACTTCCAGACTCTAAAACCATTGATATGTATGACTGGAAAGAACAGATGGTTGTTAGCTCGTCTTTCAAATCTATCTGTCAGAAACATAACGTGGCTGGCGTAGCTCCTTACCAGATCGATCAAGATGGTAGAACACGTATGTCAAAGGGGATTCTTGATTCCGCAGACATGGCTGCTAATCTTAATGCTGCAAAAGCTGATAATGGTCAAGGTGCTATTATGTTTGACTTCGTTAAGACTCGTTCTTCTGATAGCGTGAAGTTTATGCCTAAAATGAACTGGGAAACCCTGCGGATGGATAACACTACCAATCTAGCAATGGAAGATATATCTCAAATGGAAGCTGAGTTCGTTATCCCTATTGAGAAGGATAAGCCGGCTCAACCTAAACGTGCTAAGAAAGACAAAACTGAAAATTCAACAGGTGAACAGGCCAGCGATATATGAGTAGAATAACAGAACTACTTGATCTGAAAGGCATTGAATATAAAGACACAGGTGGGGACATCCTCATCTGTTGTCTCAATCCAGATCATGACGATAAACACCCAAGTTTGCGTATTGATCCTGAAACAGGTATTATGCACTGCTTGAGTTGTGGCTTCGGTAAAGGTATACCGAGCATTTACCATTATTTTAATGAGACTCAGTACCGACAGTCTCCAAGACTATCGCAGGTACGTAAAAAGATTTCAGAGATTAGGAATGGATCTACGAATCTTGCAATTCCTGAATCTGCTTACCTTTTCGAAGGTGATTTCCGAGGTATAAGTTCTAAGACCTTGAAGAAATATTTTGCTTTCCAACACCAAGCAGACTGGGAAGGCAGAATTGTATTCCCAATCACAGATGCTGTTGGACGCAATATCCTATTTTTGGGTCGTTCTATAAACAGTTCTGCCCCTCCTAAATACTTAGTAAAACCAAAACAAGTTTCACCACCGATTTTCCCTGTACGATATAATACTCCAGTTCTTATTCTAGTTGAAGGTATCTTTGATATGCTGAACCTAGAGGATAATGGTATAGACTATGCTTCTTGCTGCTTTGGCACACATCAGTTCACCTCAGATAACATTGCAGATAAGTTCAGTCCTTATATTATTGCTGGTGTTAAAGTTGTTGTTATCTTACTAGATAATGATGCTTCTGGTAATAAGGCTGCACAAGCATTGGCCAAATTAATTCGTACAAAAACGCGTTTAACACCTGTAGTTGCTAACTTTCTTCTACCAGAAGGCAAAGATCCAGGTGACTTAAACAAAGATGAAATTGATATGTTAGCAAAACGTATTGAAATTTTAGTTGCTGAATCGCTTAAAGATTTGGTATAATATATTGGTAAGTTAGAGAAGAAACACTGAAGTTATACTTACTTACCAAGAGGAGATTAAATTTGAAAATCGCAGTAGTTGATAAAGCTCTAAATAACACTCGTTACGATAAACATTTCCAGCTATACGGCGAGGAAGTTGATGTATTCCATATGTGTAACGAGAAGTTATCTGGTCGTTTGCTTAAAAAGCACATTACTATTGGAACACCAGAAAACCCATTTGATCCGAATGATTATGATTTTGTTATACTAGTAGGTGCTGAACCTTTCCTGTATTTCGCAGGTAAGAAAGGCATTGGTGACTATACTGGTAAACGTGTAGAGTATAATGGATATGCTAACTGGATTGCGAGTATCAGCCCAGCCCAGTTACACTTTAAGCCTGAAATGAAACCAGTTTTCGATGCAACAGTAGAAAATATCCACGATATTATCAATGGTCGTGAGAAGATTGCAAAAGCTGGTGATTACCGTCCTATTACTGACCCTGATGAGGCGGAAGAATATATCAAGATGGTGTATAATATGGTTATCGGACCTGTCGCATTCGACTCCGAAACCTCAGCACTATACTGTCGAGATGGTTATCTGCTAGGTGTTTCTATATCTCACCAAGAGTATCAGGGTGTATATATCGATTCTGATTGTCTCACAGAGGTTGCAGTATATTATCTCCAGAAAATTCTGGATAGTGAAAACCACACTATTGTTTTTCACAACTTGAAGTTTGATATGCACTTTTATAAGTACCATCTGGGACTTACTTTTGATAAAGCACATAAAGAACGCAGGCTCCATGATACTATGTTGCAGCATTATGTTCTAGATGAGCGTCGTGGTACTCATGGCTTGAAATCTCTAGCAATGAAGTATACCGATATGGGTGACTATGACTTTGAACTAGATAAGTTCAAGGAGGATTACTGCAAAGCACATAAAATCAAGAAAGAAGATTTCACCTATGATTTAATTCCGTTTGATATTATGTGGCCTTACGCTGCGAAAGATACTGATGCCACCCTACGTTTGCACAACTTCTTCTTACCAAAAATTGAGAAGAATGAAAAACTTTGCAGCCTGTATTATGATGTCCTAATGCCTGGTTGTGTATTTCTCCAGCGTGTTGAGGATCGTGGTGTACCTATTTCTATTGATCGTTTAAAAGAAGCACAGTACCAGTTAACCCATAATCTGAATAAAGCTCGTGAGAAGCTGTATACTTATCCAGAAGTAGTTCAGCTAGAGAAAGATCAGAATGAAGCGTTTAACCCAAACTCTGTTAAACAACTCCGTGTTCTTCTGTTTGACTATGTTGGCTTAACTCCAACAGGTAAATTGACGGATACTGGAGCAGACTCTACAGATGCAGAAGCTCTGAACGAATTGTCTACGCAGCATCCAATTGCTAAGACTCTACTAGAGATTCGTAAGCTGACTAAGCTGATCTCTACTTACGTTGAGAAAATTCTTCTGAGTATTGATGCAGATGGTTGCATTCGTACTGGCTTCCACGAACACATGACTACTTCTGGTCGCCTGAGTTCTTCTGGTAAACTGAACCTGCAACAGTTACCTCGTGATGAATCTATTATCAAGGGCTGTGTAGTAGCTCCTCCCGGGTATCGTGTAATCGCATGGGACTTAACAACTGCGGAAGTTTATTATGCTGCTGTTCTATCTGGCGATAGAAATATGCAACAAGTATTTATCAACATGAGAAATGAACCAGATAAATACCCGGACTTCCACTCTAACATCGCACACATGGTATTTAAGCTCCAATGCGAACCTCGTGATGTTAAAAAGTTATTCCCAGCTCTGCGTCAAGCAGCTAAAGCAATCACCTTTGGTATTCTATATGGTTCTGGCCCAGCTAAAGTAGCTCATTCTGTTAACGAAGCTCTTCTGGAGCAGGCTGCTAAGACAGGCGAACCGTTTGTAGAATGTACGGTTGCAGATGCTAAAGAGTATATCGAAACTTACTTCGGTCAGTTCCCGCAGCTTAAGCGTTGGATTGATAAGTGCCACGATCAGATCAAGAATCATGGATTTATCTATAGTCACTTTGGTCGTAAGCGTCGTCTGCACAATATCCACTCCGAAGACCGTGGTGTTCAGGGTGAGGAAATCCGTTCTGGATTTAACGCAATCATTCAGTCTGCTTCTTCTGATAGTCTCCTTTTAGGTGCTGTAGATGCAGATAATGAGATCATTTCTCTTGGCCTAGAACAAGAGATGAAGATTGTTATGCTGGTTCATGACTCCGTAGTTGCTATTGTTCGTGAGGATTTGATCGACCAATACAATGAAATCCTGATTCGTAATATTCAGAAAGACCGTGGTATCAGTATTCCTGGCTGTCCGATTGGTATTGATTCAGATTCTGAAGCTGGAGGTTCTCGTGACTACTCTTGTGGTAAGATGAAGAAGCAGCATCCATCAATCGCTTGTATTGATGATGATGAATATACCCGCTATGTCAAAAGTGTGTTACTTGATGCAGATTTCGAGTATAAGAAACTAGCTGCAATGGATAAAGAGCATCCAGATCACAGCAAATACAAGGATGATAAGTTTATTGCTGTATGTAAAGATTTGGATAACGTGAGAAGGATTCTCGGTGCTTGATTTCAAATTGCCCGTATATGCTTTACGGGCGTTTGTATCAATTGAGCAAGAGGGTGATTATTCCGTAATTACAACAAGGTATAATAAATATGTGCTAGATAACAGGAAGTTGCCTGGCACGTTTTCTCAACGTAGGCTTATTCTATTTGAGAAACGGAAAGAATTACCCTACAAGCTCTACCCTATTAGAGGTAGAATATCAATGTTGTCTCAATTAGTTGGGTCAAAGCGTAGCCAATTTATAGATTCTGATGGAAATCTTATTAACTGGAAGAAAACTACATTCTATGATGTTGTCACCTCTAAAGTTTTGCATTCAGCTAGAATTTATAATGGAAAATACCAATGCTATGTAGCTAAAGTTCCATACCCATTTGTATTATCCTATGTTCCAGCTTATATAAGCTATATTCTGGTAAATAATAGCCCTGTTATTTACCAAGTCCATCAAGAGGAGCCTGAAATTCCTAGACTTAGAATAAAATTATGAAAGTTGTTATATCTAATAAAGCCTATTTCAAGCCCGATGATGAACTTTGGGATTATTGTAGTAAGCAAACCACTTATCACATAGAGACAATGACTAGTAAATACCCTATTATGTATAAGAATAGTGGTGTTGTTGCCAAAGAGATTAAGTGGATTCCTATCACTCGTCTAGATTTATTAGATGCTAAAGGAGTAAAATACGAATTAGTCGATAAACGCACATTAGCTCCGGCAGATATACCAAAACCTAAGTTCAAGCTGCGTGAAGAAGATCAGCTTCCAATATACGAAGAATGCGATGATACCTGTATTATTAATGGTAAGCCTGGATTTGGTAAAACTATCCTAGCCCTTGCACTTGCGTATAAATTTGGCCAAAAAACTCTGGTAATATGTACGAATACATCCATTCGTGAGATGTGGGCAGCAGAAGTTCGTAAATGGTTTGGGTTTGAACCGGGTATCATAGGTTCTGGGAAATACAATATTGATCCACCAATTGTAGTCAGTAATATTCAAACAGTGAATAAACATGCGAATAATCTTTCTAAAGTATTCGGTACTGTTATAGTTGATGAAGTTCACCATTGTGTGGCTACAACTTTCACTAACTTCCTAGAAATATCATGTGCTCGCTATAAGATTGGACTATCCGGTACATTAAAAAGAAAAGATGGTCTACAAGTTATGTTCAAAGATTTCTTTGGATATAAGATTTTTAGCCCACCGGTTAATAATACTGTTGCACCTACAATCCATAGGTACTCTGTACCTGTTGAGTTATCAGGAAATCAGAATGTGCCATGGGCATTACGTGCTAATGATGTGTACAATCATCCTGAGTATCGAGAAACTATTATAAACCTAGCACATTTATATGTGAATATGGGGCATAAAGTACTCATTGTAAGCGATAGAACAGAGTTAATCCAAACAGTACTAGAAGCTCTTGCACAGCGTGGTGTTACAACTTATGAAATTATAGGGGCAACCCACTTAGATGACCGATTAAAAATCCAGGAAGATATAGCAAAAGGTGGACCTTGTGTACTTGCAGCAGCTCAGAGTATCTTCTCTGAAGGTATTTCCCTTAATGAGCTATCTTGTTTAATAATGGGAAGTCTTATTAATAATGAATCTCTCATTGAACAGCTTGCAGGACGTGTTCAACGTATTGTCGATGGTAAACTCGACCCTATTGTTGTAGATCTAATCATGAAAGGTGGTACTGGGCTAAGACAGGCTTCTGGACGTATGGCAGTATATCGTAACAACGGGTGGAAAACTATTACCACGACTCCGGAGAAAGCAGTTCAATTAGCTAAAATTGCATTTGGCAACAGCTCATAAATGATGTATAATATATACATAAATTTGAGAGAGAAAGTTTCGGATTGATAAGAAAGTCCGAAGCAGAAAAATAAAAATTTTAGTTGCTAAATTCTCTCGAAATCTAGTATAATATATACATAAATTCGAGGAGAAAACAAAAATTAAATTCTTCGATTATGAAAAGCTATACTTACTAGCTAGAGGAAATTCCGACCTAATTATTAAGCTATTCAAAAGAATGCTTACAGAGCCTGATGCTCACCAACTATTGGTCGGTTCCTCATTCATTTTGAATGAATCAACTATTGTTGATAATCCAAATAAATTGTCTAATAGACAACTGGCAGAATATCTAGGAATTTTAAGTCTACGAAATTATGCCGAATACAAGTTTACAAACGATCCTAGTTTGGACATGCAATATGTTCCAGTATGGATACCACGTTTAGTAATCGACACTAACCCACTAATCGCAATTAACAAATCGAAATTAATCTTTAAAGAGGAAATAAAATATGGCTAAGTCTTGGGGCGAAACTACTGGCGGTTCTAACGATAAAATCGAATTCCTGAAGTTCAACAACGGTATCACTCGTGTTCGTATCGTTTCTGGTGTTCTTCCACGTTATGTCTATTGGCTGACTAATAAAGAGGGTAACGTAGCTCCTTTTGAATGTCTCCGTTTTAACCGTGACAAAGAGAGCTTTGTTCGTGGTAAAGCTGATCCAGTTCATGAGATGGGCTTCTTCGAGAAAGAGCTGGATAAAGATGGTAATCGTGTTCCGCTGAAACCGAAGAAAAACTATATCGCTTTTGTTATTGACCGTTCTGATAACAAACTGAAAGTAATGGAAGTCAAGGCTACTATTCTGAAAGGCATCCAGTCTATCATGAAGCAGCTGAGCCTGGCAACTCCGTTTGATATTGATATTTCTATCGAGAAAAAAGGTAAAGGTTTCGATACTGAGTATGATGTACAGCAGATTGCTGCTATGCAGTTCCAGATTAAGCTGCAAGATCCTAACAGTGCGGAATCTAAGCAATATGCTGCGGATGTCGATCTGATCGGTGAAGCTATGTGTGATGAAGATGGCGACATCATTAAGTTCGAAAAAGTTCCTTCTCTGGAACAAACCTATCCGGTTCCTACCTATGAAGAGCAGAAAGAAGCAATTCAAGCCTTCATGGAGGGTCGTGAGAATAAAGATGATGATGCCAAATCTGGTAATAGCAATGCAGGCTCCCAGAAAGGTATTGACTCAGAAGCTGCAAGCGATCTGGACGACTAATAAATAGAGGGGCTTCGGCCCCTTTCTTTTTAACCAATGAGAATATTATTTAGTGCTGATCATCATATCAAACTAGGACAAGATAAAGTTCCAAAGGAATGGCAGAAGCGTCGCTTCCTGATGCTAGGAGAACGGTTAAATGATATATTCCATAATCATAACTGTGATCTTCATATTGCTGGTGGTGATATACTTGATGTTGCCGACCCGTCGTCAGAAGAAATAGAACTGCTTGAACAGTTCATGTCAAGACTTGACCATCCAGGCAAAATCTTTACTGGAAATCATGAAATGTTAACTAAAACCATTTCATGTCTATATCATTATGCAGGAGTTATTAATAAAGTAACGAGCGGGAAGTGGGAAGTAATTACCAAACCATATCGTTCCCCTGAATTTGATATTGTTCCATATGACGAAATCCATAAATCTAAGTGGAAACCATCTGAATCAAAACTATGTTTCACGCATGTTCGTGGTGAAATCCCTCCACATGTAAAACCAGAAATTGATCTAACTAAGTATAACTGTTATGATACTGTAATTGCTGGCGATTTACATTCTTATACTAATAGCCAGACTATCGGATCTACTAGACTTCTCTACCCAGGGTCTCCATTAACTACATCGTTCCATAGAGAACGCACAAAAGGTACAAATGGTTGTTTTATCGTTGATACCGACACATTAAAAGTAGAATGGATTGAACTCGGTGATTTACCACAACTGATTCGTAAAACAATCGGAGCCGGTGAAGAGATGGAACCTAGTGATTATGATCGTGTAGTATATGAAGTTACTGGTGACGTTGTTCAATTAAAGTCAATCAAAGACTCTGATTTATTAGATAAGAAGATTAACCATCGAGTTACTAAAGACGCTAAGTTAAATCTTGTCGATCTTGATATGTTAGGTGAACTTGAACTTTACTTCCGTGAAGTCGAGAAGCTATCTCAAGGCGACATTGATAGAATCTTGGCTAGAGCTGCGAAATATGTCAAAGATTACAATTAAGACACTAAAATTTAGTAACGTTATGTCTTACGGTAAGGACATCGTAATTCATTTCGATAAGAATCCAGTTACTCAACTAATTGGTGGCAATGGGCTAGGGAAATCCACTATTGCTACTGTTATTGAAGAATTGTTTTATAACAAGAACTCACGGGGTATTAAGAAGGACGCCCTGTTCTCTTGGTCTACTCCGAAAAAAGAGTATGATATGCACGCTTACTTCTCGAAAGATGAAGATGAGTATGAATTGCATAAAGTAGTTAAATCAACTGCTAAAGTAACTCTTATTAAGAATGGAGAAGATATTAGTGGCCACACGGCAACTCAAACATACAAGATGATTGAAGAGATTATGGGTGGTGACTTCCAAACATTCACCAAACTAATTTATCAATCAGTGGGTTCCAATCTAGACTTTCTAAAAGCAACAGATGCAACACGTAAGGCTTTTCTTGTCAACTTGTTCAATCAAGAACAGTATAAAGAAATGTCAGAAACTATTAAGGCTGACCGTAAAGAAATAGCAAATACCTTAAATAATTTGCAGGGCCAAATGGCTGTAATTACGAAGATCCTTAATGGAAAGAATAATCTGGGAACTTTGCAGGAACCTGTAGAAGTACCGGAGTTTGATGAAGAGCCATTAGCACAAGAACTTACTGAATCGAAAATTAAGGCGGCATTAGCCAAGTCTCAAGAGGCTAATATTACTAAATTGCGTAATTTGGACAAAGCTGTACAAGTTGCCGAACAATCTTTCGAACCTTTCAAAAATTTGCCCGCGCCTACTGACCAAAACGAAGAGATCTCAAGTGTTACGCGTGACCTAACGATTGTGACCTCACGTGCGGGAGAAGTTAAGAAACGTTATCAGAAGTTCAAGCAAGAGGCTTCAAATACTGAATGTCCTACTTGTGGTACTCATCTGGATACAACTGCTGCTCAAAAAGCAATGGATATGGCTAGAATAGAATATGACCCTCTGTTCAAAGAGAAGCAATCTCTTGAAGCTAAGCTAGAACAGTTGAAGAAAGAACAACTTGAGTACGTTGCGTATACTAGAGCAAAGGATGCTTTGGATAAAGCAGTGGCAGCTAGAGACGAGTTCAAAAATTCAATGAGTGACGCCTCTTTTGAAGAACTCAATGTGCAAAACCTACAGGTGCAAATCCGACAACTAGAACAGGAAATAGCTGATGGCCGTTCTAAGGTTGCAATTGCCAAAGAGCATAATGCAAATGTCGAATTAGCCAATGCAAAATATAAAGCGAAACTAGAACAGATTGAGAAAGCTGAGGCAGAAATGTCTGAGATTACTTCCAAACTGGATGAAGTATCAGAAGCTGTTTCTGATCTAGATATTCTGATTGCTGCATTGAAAAATCTGGTAGGGTATAAACTAGAACATAGCGTGAAAGTATTTGAAGAGCTTATCAATAAATACCTTTCCATTATGACTGGCGGTAAGTTCGCACTTGGATTTGAACTTGATGAAACAAAATTACAAGTAGTAATCTTCAATGATGGAAACCGTACTAGTATGGAGAATTGCTCTACTGGTCAGCAAAGTCGAATCAACCTAGCAACTCTGTTAGCTATTCGAATGCTACTAACATCTATTAGTAAAGTTAATATTAATCTTCTATTCCTTGATGAAGTAATTAGCTTTATTGATACGAAAGGACTTGACACCCTTGTTGAATTATTAAATGAGGAAGAAAGTCTAAATTCTATCATTGTTTCTCATGGGCATACGCATCCATTGGCCCATAAGATTACTGTCAAAAAAGATGCAGAAGGATTTTCCTACTTAGAATAAAACATGGCTGTAGATAGTAGAGAGAAAGGTAAACGTGGTGAATATCAGGTAAGAGATATTCTACGTGAGCGTACAGGTCTTGAGTGGGAACGTGTTCCTGGCTCTGGTGCTTTTGGCCAGAGCCACGGACTAAAAGGTGACATCTACCTTCCACCACAAAGCGGACACATTAGTAGATACTGCTTCGAAGTTAAGTGGTATAAAGATGATAATATATCAAGTAATTTATTTAATGTTGGTGAATCCACTCTAGAGAAGTGGTGGCAGCAGTGCTCACGTGAAGGTGAGCAAATGAACTCCAAACCTGCATTAATATTCAAAAAAGACAGAGGACAGTGGTTAATAGCTTTGGATAGCTCAGACCCGATGGTTGACAACTTAATGAGTCGTACCCATATGGTGTTAAATAAGAAAGACATGGAAATCGTAATTGGTTTATTTGAGCCGTGGCTACATCATGCATCTGTTGAGGACTTAATTAAATAATGAGTAAATCCTGGGGAAAATTTATTGAAGAAGAGGAAGCTGAAATGGCTTCCCGTCGTAACCTAATGATTGTCGATGGAACTAACTTAGGCTTTCGCTTCAAGCATAACAATAGTAAAAAACCATTTGCCTCAAGTTATGTTTCCACTATTCAGTCTCTTGCAAAATCTTATTCTGCTAGAACTACAATAGTTTTAGGAGATAAGGGGAAGTCTGCATTCCGCTTAGAGCATTTACCTGAGTATAAGGGTAATCGAGATGAGAAATACTCTCAGCGTACGGAAGAGGAGAAAGCGTTAGATGAGCAGTTCTTCGAGTATTTGAAAGATGCTTTCGAATTATGTGAAACTACGTTCCCAACTTTCACTATTCGTGGTGTAGAAGCAGACGACATGGCAGCTTATATTGTTAAGCTCATCGGGCATCTATATGATCATATTTGGCTAATTTCTACCGATGGTGACTGGGATACTTTATTAACTGATAAAGTATCTCGCTTCTCTTTCACAACACGTCGTGAATATCATCTTCGTGATATGTATGAGCATCATAATGTTGACGATGTAGAGCAGTTTATCTCCCTGAAAGCAATTATGGGTGATTTAGGGGATAATATCCGAGGTGTTGAAGGTATTGGGGCAAAGCGTGGGTATAATATTATTCGTGAATTTGGTAACGTTCTGGATATTATTGATCAGCTTCCACTGCCTGGAAAACAGAAATATATACAGAATTTAAATGCTTCGGAAGAATTGCTTTATCGAAACCTAATTCTGGTTGATTTACCTACCTACTGTGTGGATGCTATTGCTGCTGTAGGTCAAGATGTATTAGATAAATTTACAAAAGATATTTTGGAGATTGCAGAACAATGATTAAAATTAAATTAACTCATCCAGATTGTATGCCTAAGATTGGTTCCGAAGATGCTGCAGGTATGGATCTGCGAGCATTCTTTGGTACTAACCCTGCTGCAGATTTACGTGCTATTGCACCAGGCAAATCCCTAATGATTGACACCGGTGTCGCGGTGGAAATTCCGCGAGGTTGGTTCGGTTTGGTAGTTCCTCGTAGCTCTTTAGGTAAGCGTCATTTGATGATTGCAAATACCGCGGGAGTGATTGACTCAGACTATCGTGGAACTATTAAGATGAACCTGTTCAACTACGGTTCTGAAATTCAAACTCTGGAAAATTTTGAAAGACTTTGTCAGCTGGTAGTAGTACCACACTACTCAACTCATAATTTTGAAATTGTTGACGAACTAGGGGAGACTGATCGTGGAGAGGGTGGCTTTGGAAGTTCGGGAAGTAAATAATCTACATATCAAATAAATAATAAACCCCAGAGGGATATCCCTCTGGGGTTTTCTTTTATTGAGGTACTATCTGTACCTTTAATTGCTTGAGTTCTTCTTCTAAGTCTTCAATCCTTTTAATAAGATCTTGAACAACATGCATAGTATCAAGAAGCATTGGAGTTGTATCAAGTTCTTTTTGTTCCTGTTCTGCCCCATTGTTATCATAGAATTTTCTAGTTTTAACATAAAGCGGTTCTATAACTTCTGTTTCCTGAGCGATAACACCTCGTCTTATACGTTGAAGATTATCGTTATTATATATGAATGTCACAAAGTTTAGATTTTTGATGTTTTCTAAAGCTTTTTCAACAGTTGTATTTTCTATAGAATGTTTAAGGCGCCTATCTGAAGTTGCATTCTTTTGTAAAGTGTATGTTTCTTCTGATCCTGGTTGCCATTTGTGGAAAAAAATATCGGAATTTAATGGTTGAATACCGACACGAACTCCATAAGCGTTATTAGCATCGCCAGCAATATGCCATACGGATTGTGCAAAAGATGTTCCGTTGTGATGAATCATCCCCCAGTGACACGAAGTCTTATAACCACCTTGACTAGATTGGGCACCACTAAGAAGACTATTAAAAGCGTAATTTGCTCCAATAGCCTGGTCTTCCGCGCTAAATGTACCTTTAGTAAAACCTGTTTCACTCCAAGCCATCATAGTCCCATATCTTGCTCTATATCGATCGCTACTCAGCGTACCTGTGTCATCAAAGGCAAGGTCTTTTGTCACCCCTTTTGTCTTGTTGTATACAGACAGAATCGCATAATAAAGGCCATCCATGTATGCATCGCATCGCAATCCTGCATCCGCTTCAACAACGGTGCCGATTTTGTATTGGGCCTTTACCTGTCCTGACAATGCCTTTACGCCAGAGCCTGGGCGGACAGCATCAGCATTCATTACACTCCAAGACGTATTCGCGGCAACAAAGCCACCAGAGGCACGAATCACCCAAACGCCGACAAAGTTGCGCGGAACGATTTCTGCTGCTGAACGACCATAAACAGGACTGCAGCGAGAAGCGTCAAAGTTGGTTTGTATGTACCTTGAACCAGAGCCAACCGCAGCAGGAGCGTCCCCCGAAGTTATCGACTGAAAAGCACCGTTAGTTGCCACTTGGCTTGCTAAAGAAGCCAATGTCACCATTGTGTGCGGCGCTGCGTAAGTTATATTTGGAGCGCCTGATTCAGACACAACCCCGTTGGACGATGAATTCCCGCCGTCACCCCTGCCAAATAAGGCCTGTATGGAACCAGTTTGAACACCGTTCCTGTCAGGCACTCGAAACGTTGTTGTTCCGTTACCCAAAGAATATTTACCACGCTTTGATGCGTCAGCAAGCCATTCCGCATCTGAAATCGGCGTAAGCATTTGCGCATATGCCCAAAGCTCAGGCCAGTCAGCCCTGTTAAGAAGCTGCCCATCAGAAACCACCTCATACGGTTGAATATACGCACGGCTATCTCGAAGATGGAAATCACCGACACCGTAGTTCATCACGCCATTCATTGTGGGTCCTACTGTGCCAGTATTAATTTTGTTCTCCACCCAACGCTTAGTTACAGCATCATAATCATTAACGGGGTCTCCCGCAAGGGGGGTAGATCCAATAGGACGAACATTTAACCACGCAGCTGCGCGATCTGCTAAATCTGATAAATTATTTTCAGTCAATAGGCTTTCGTCTTTTGTTGGCACATTATAACTTTGTCTAAAAGCTTCTTTTGATACTACTCCAGTACCCCCTTGTTCTATAGAAAGTGCAGTGGTTAAACCTGTTAAAGATTTAATAGTTGAGTTGGCACCATCCATGTCTATACTAGCAAATCTTGACCATGCAGTCCATGAACTGTAAAAAGATCTACTATATATCTCATTACTATTATAAGGTAAGTAAATTTGAGTACAAGAAGTTGCTAAATTGCTTGCATTATTTTTTAAAACTAGTAATGTACCTGCAGCCGCAACAGGATAGTTAAGAGAAGTAGGAGAGTTAGCATTTTCAGATTGCCAATACTTTCCATACACACTCCCATCAAGTGTATTTAAATTTGTTCCTGTAGTAATTAAACCATATACAGGTAAAGCGGCTACATCAGTAGCCTTTAAGTTAATTTTATCAATTCTAAGAGCCATTTTAACTCCTTATGCCCACATGCGAACAGGTGTTTCTGGGTTTACTATAAATTTATCTAGTATAGAGAGATCAAAATCATCAATATTCATAATACGCAGATTAACGTGATATCCTTCTTGCACTACATACTCAATATCTTCTATATTTTGATACTCTGTTAAGGGTTTTGCAGGCTGACTGATAATACCGATAAAATCAATACTGACATTTTCACAATATAAACTACCTGTTTCTTCATCTAAACTAAAGCCAAATTTTATCAAATTAATTTTCATTTCATCAGCATTAGTAAATTTTAGATATAAATCTTTCATTATAGAATCCTTAATTTTATGGGAACATTATATAATATTCCTGTACTTACCGTAAGCCATTAATTTGATCATTATTTAAAGCCCTATACCATACTCGGAAATTCTTAATATGATATACAAATTTAGAAGGGGTAGGAGATGGTGATGCACCTAACCTAGACGGAATACCTGTCAAACTCACGGGAGTACTAGTAGATTTAGCAGTTTTACCATTAAAGAAATTACTAATCTCATTCCCTGTTATTTTTTGAGCATAGGTCATAGGAGGTAGACTTTCTATATCTGGAATAGCTAAGGTTGGCCCTGTACTAGATCTATATGTTCTTATAGTGGCATTATCAGCGCTATCACAGCGGCAGATAATGTCATACTTAGAACCTCTTACTTGCATAACTTCTACATAACTAGTATAAGGTCGTACTTTACAATTAAATTCAAAAGATACTGTGCGCTCAAAGTAGTCCGCCAGGGTTCTATAGCCGGCATTATCTGGTATACACCACCATTCATCTGCTGTTCTAGTAGTGGTGGTATCAGTGCTATTACGGATGTAAGAAGTTGGAGCTATGCCTTCCTCAACCTGTATACCCCAAATGTAGAAACCAGAAACACCATCCCCCTGGTAGACAGTAGTATTGGTATTTTTAGCCATCTGGAGTCTAAATATAGTGCTTCGACTTTCAGTGGCTGCAAAAGAAACCCAAATTCTATATATACCTCCAGTTAATCTCTCATACCCCCCTCTAATATTACTAGCAGAACCACTTGTAGCAACAGTTTCATTTTTAATATCAAAAAACATACCAACAGTTGTACCGGAAGCTACACGTAGATATACTAAACGGTTAGCGGTATCATCTTTAACATAAGCAGAATAGCAATAAAAAGTATCAGCAGTCAAAGATATCCATTTATCGTTGCAGTAATGCTCGCCGTCATTGGTATTCTCGGTAAACTTAGTCATCAACATTTCGCCAGTCGGGCACGCCGAAGCATTAGGAGTTGTAATAACTAGACTACCTCCAGTAATTGCTTCTGAATTAGTATATAAATTAGTGCACTGAGACTCCATTAATAAACCTTGCTTTTCAAATCTAGGTTCATTAATATCTGCAAAACACATTTTACCACTTTTATCTATATAACTGGCGGTAGTTGAGCGAGTAAAATTTGCAGATTTTGTTGGCAATTCCAGAGTTACATCATTAATTGTTGCTAAATCGTAGGGGGCCATACCAGATAATAATCTCATATCATCAGTTAAAGGTACCCAAACATCCGGATAAGGGACAGGTTCATACATAATAATACTAGCAGCAGAAGCAGCGGCGGCAGCTTCAGAAGCTTTAGCATTAATTTCAGAAGCTTTAGCGTTAGTCTCTGAAGCTTTAGCATTAGTCTCAGAAG